TCTTGAACTGGGATAAGTCTTCTGCTGTCAAGCCTTGCACGAACTTCTGCACCTTTTCCCAGGTAACTGTACCTTTTGCGATGTCATCGTTTATCTTTGAGATGAAGTGCTTACTTCCCTCTGTTGCAATCAGATTCTTAACCTGTGCAGTTGTCAAGCCTGCACCTGTTCCGCCATTTCCACTTTTGAGAGACGATATCTGTTGCTGAATTTTCTGGATAGTTCCAACCTCCTTGTCCTCACGGAGAGTTATATCGTAGGTAGGAATCTTACCATCTTCTTCCTTGATTGTGAGCTGATCGATAGAGATGATTCCTTCGATATTGAGGTCTGTATCATTGAAGTTCATCAGGTCGCCGGCCTTAAGCGTATCGTGGATGCTCTTGATAACTCCGGTATCGTCTGCCTGCGCTTGGTCGTGCTGCCTTGCCATGAAAATCTCATCTACCTTCGGCTGATAGACGTACCTTGTATAGTCATTCTTGTCAATGAGCGCAATGGAGTACTTAAGGAGCTTCAGTGATGCAGCATTGACATACGAATTAGGAAGTGTGATGCCGGTAAGAACGAAATGGTCTCCTTTCTTGATAGGATAGTCCTTGTATGGGAACCAAAGCTCAAGAGCATCGTCCTTGATTCGCTCGATAGTGAGTCTCCATCTTCCATCTACCTTGGTAGAGGATTCTACCTTGAACGTTCGGCCACCGCACATACCATCTTTCATGGAGATTGAGAAATCGTCATCCTTTAAGTCGTTGATATCAAAGTCGATAGCCTTTTTAAGATAGATATCAACATTCTTTACGGTTTCATTATCGCCAAATCTTCCGTCATCATCAGGAGCCACACCCTCATCAATCTCATCCACACGCACACCACCGATAACCATTTCTTCGATGGTAGGGTAGATTTCTACGACTCCATTCGTCTTATCATCGGTATCGAAGAACTGCGATGCCGAACGAAGACCAATCTGATCGATGTTGATGGAATCGATGTATGGTCTATGCGGGTCAGTAGAGAATCTGTGTTGTTTTCCGGTAGGGTTCACGTACTTCTTCTCCTCATCCGTGAGTGAATCATAGAAGTCACTCAGCGATACATGGGGAAATCCAGGCAACATAAGCCTGTTGATTGACATATTGTTCGGGAGATTCTCTGCATATTCCTTCATGGACGAAGGAATATTTTTCTTGTTGAGGCCCGATGTGATATACATCTTCGTGTTCCCTGCCTTAACCTGAGCGATGAAAGTGTTAAGGTTTTCCCTTGATTCTTCGTCACCGCTATCTACCTGCGTTCCCTTGTATTCCGAATAGAATCTACACTTATTGGTATTGTATTTCTTTGTTACATAACCGGTAATCTCAGTCTTGAAATCAAATGTAACCTTAAGTACCCAACCGAGAGACTGCTCGCCAGTTTCCCCAGGAGCAATATACTTTCTCGGATTCTTGAAATATGTTTCTATATAGTCGAGGTCCAGTTCAAGTGTAACATTCGTGCTGGCCCCGACGACTTCCATGATGTTCGCCACATACTTGACACCGAGGTCCGCATAGTAATGAGAAGGAAGGTTCTTCTCGGAACCATAGGCTCTTAGTCTTGTAACGACACTCTGGTCGGAATCAGCGTTCTGGATAATCTCATATAATCCATTACCGAGGCCATACTTAAAGATATGGTTTGCCTGTATTCCGGTAGTACCGACATATATGTTTCTTCCTCTGACGATGAAGTTTATGTCCCACTTCTCGTTCACAAGCGCAAGGGCCTGCCAGCAGGTCTGCGAATCCACTGTAATAGACATCGATTCGATGACGTTATCTCTTGTTCCTTCGCCGTACATTGACAGCCAGTCGCTCGCGAGGCATCCACGCTGAACGGAACGCTCCTTGTTTCGGGAGTAAATCTTCCAAAGACCTGCACCAATCTGCTCATCGAGGTTCGCCTGGATCCTGTCTAGTAAATCATCCAAAGTCTGTACATAGAATGGGAATTTCGGTAGGGCAGTGTAGTGAAGTTCGTTATCGTTCAATACCACATCGAGGAACTCTGCCCTGGCAAGCTCGTCCTGCAATGCGTTGAACTTCACGCTGTCATATACGAAGCCCTCACCGTATGTGTCTGGTCTGGCCTGCTTGTCTTTGCCCGGCTCGTAGTTGAGTTCGAACCGCTCGCCACGATAGACAATATAGTCGCCTATCTGAAAGTTGATAGGCACTTCATGCTTGAAATTGATAGCCACGAAGCACTCACCCATCCAAGAATCGGAGTACTCCAATCCATGAACGGTTATCTGCTCTCCGTTAACGTCTGTCAGCTTCGAGCCATCCTTATGATAAATATTCCAAGCGCTCATCTGTATGCTATACTAAATTTGAAATATTGCCCTGTGTATCCTTAATCGGCTTAATATCAGTAACAGGGTCGTTAAACTTGAAAGTAATAGAGAGGACTAGCAAGTCCTCGTTTCCCGGGTATCTGTACAGGTCCGGATCAATGCTCTTCAGTCTTACATGTTGCCTTCCAATCTTGTTGAAGTCGCAGTACATTTTCATCATGCCAGACATGCGGAGATAGTCAATGAAAGCCTTGCACTTCTCGTTGGCTCCGAAAGCATCGCCCTTAAACAGGAACTTGACCTTATTCTCGTATGCTGCCATATAAAGTCCATCCTTGCCGATATATTCGTCATCACCATGCTCATCGTGCCACTCCCTTTTAATAGGTTCCTTGACAGAATCACAAGGCTTGAACGGACTCTCGCTGACGTACATACCGAAGTCGGCGATGGAGTCCTTCACCTCGTTCCCATCGCCTTCCTTCTGCATGTATATCCTGAAATAATCTTTCATACCTTAAATCAACTTTTTATAATTGCAAATATACGAAAAATAGAATAAATATGCAAGAAATATTCAATTAAAAATGTATAAATATACAAAGGGGCACGAATATAGATCCGCGCCCCCGATTATTACTTCATCTTCAATGATTTTGTTCCGTTAAGAACTCTATTGAAGTTGTCGTTCAATTCAGAAACAGTAGCGTCAATCCTCTCGGCTGCATCAGCATTTCGTAACGTGTTACGAGCAATCGCATTAAGCTGCGACAACTGCGACTTCGCAATCTCGCTCATCTCTGGATAGTACTTAGCTTGTTCTGTTCTCATGACAGAGCAATCGAGCCTAATTGCGTTGAGGTATGAGGCAATCAAGTCTCCTGTCTCCTCCGTAATACTCTTAATGGAATTTCTAGAAGAAGAACTGCTATTATCTGACCATCCGTAAGTTTTCTTAAGGTAATCTCTCGTTGCCTCGATTTGCTTTGAGAGCTCATCTGTGCTGTTCTTTACGTCGGCATACTCGGCTCCTGTGTATTCTGAAATAACATTCCCGTTGGAATCCTTGATCTTGTCACCATTCTCTGCGTACCCCTGAGTCTTCTTCAGAAGAGCCTTAATCTTGTCTCCATATATATTCTCAATCATGGAGTTCAAGATGGTCTTCTTCAGATTTTCCTCGAAATGGTCAACGAGATTGTCTGACGTGTTTGCCATCGTAGCCATAGCATCTCCCCAAGAAGACACTAGGTCGGAGAACTTGTTGCCGGTAAGCTTCTCTGTAAGAGCCTCAATCATGTCATCAGCCTTCTCTCCGTACTGAATGAGCTTTTCCAGGTAATCCCTGAACTCAGAGTCCATACTAGCCCAAAGACCGGTATAATCCTTTTTTATCTTTGAAAGAGTATCGGCGTCCATATTGAGCATATCCTCCATTCCATTGAACTGAACTCCGTACTTTGAAGAAATTTCTCCTGCTACATCACGCCAATTCTGACCATTGTACTTGTACGAACCCTTCCACATTCGATACCAAATAGAATGAGATCCGGCAGAAGCACCAGAATTGAGCCTCTTCTGGGCGATAACCTTGGTCTGCTCAATCTCCGCCTTAAGCATTTCCTGAGCTTCCTTGGATGCCTCTGTAGCCTCTGTACCCCAATGAATGTTCATGTACTCAGTCTTCTTGGAGATGAGAGAATCCCAAATTGAGGTCAGGTTGTCGTACTCAGCCTTCGCCTTGTTGTAGCTGCTGTAGTCTGCACCGAACGCCTTGATGAGCGAGCCGCCAATGCTCAACGCTGCGGAAGCGGCTGCTGCGTATGGACCAGCACCTTTGAGGAACCCGAGACCCTCCATTTTGCCGAGGGTATCAAAAGCCCCGGCTGTACTTGCTGCCGAAGAGAATGCGCCTGATGCTCCACCTACAATTTGACCAAGGATTGAATCCTCTTCACCCATAGCCTTGAACAGATTGATTACCGGGTCAAGAACCGTATTGAGCGCCTGCATCTTTGTCGCAAGTTCAGAGATGGCCTTAGACGAGTCGGCGTATGCTGACTGCTGATCATTCTTCAGACTCGCCTTGGTTCTTACGCCGCCAGCTATTCCAAGTCTCGAAGCATCCTCCTTGCTGATGAATATCTTCGCAGTATCGTCCATACCGCCAAGACGCTCATTTATGAACTTTCCGATAGCCTTACCGCGATTCACCCCGCCGAAGATGAAGCCGAACGGGTTTCTGCTAATCTGCTCATTTCTGAGCTTATCCAAGGCATCCCTCAACTGTTTGATGGATTCTACGGACAGACCAGTAGTCATAGAGAACTGGTCAATCTTCTCAATCATCGAGTTGATGGTAGCGGAAGACACCCTGTCGAGGTCATCAAAGATGGCAACCCAATCAGATTCCTGTTTGAACTGCTCGAACTGAAGCTTTGCCACATTCTCATCGTGAGTCTTTGTGGATCCGGCCTTGGCTCTGTCTCTCATCTGTGGGTCTTCGATGCCCTTGATGAGTTCAAGTTGTCTCTCGTATTTGCGATTCTCGTCCTCAATCTGCTGGGAAATGGTAGCATTCTTCTCAATCAGGCTAGCCATCAGGTCGATGGTTTCCTTCTTGATTTTATTGTTCTCATCTTCCAGCTTCTTTCGGATATCGTAAACACGAGTCTCCTCGCCATATTTATCCTTGACATTTTCAAGGCTCATTCCCTTAACCTCGTCCGTAGTCAAGTTAAGGCCGGACTGAACGTTGTCGTGCTTTACCGCAATATCGAGCTGCTCCTCCAGGAACCTCTTGTATGTATCAAACTGGACAGTTCCGCCGAAAACTATGTTTTCTGAACCCTTCTTGTTTCCTGTCAGCTCATATATCTTCTTGTATGTCTCATACTGCTCAGATATAGTATCAAGTTGCTTATTGAGTACATTCAGTTCCTCTCTGCGCTGGTCTTCGAGAAGCTTTCGGTTTTCAGTTTGAATGCCAGCCTTCTCGTTTGCAGCATAGTCCAATCTCTCCCTTGTTGAGGCCGGGAGAGTCTTCAAGAGTTCTTTAATAGAGGTCTCATAATTGGTGTAGTCGGAGATAGGGAATCTCTTTTTATCATTGAATATAGCCTCAAACTCTCCGTCATTAGCAAGCTGACCAAGAGCACCTTCTCCATAAAGCTCCTTAAACTTCTTGATTTCAGCATACATCTTCTTGTATAAGTCGATGCGCTTCCTCAAATCTTCAAGAGCCTTATCTGTCTGCGCGCCTGTTGACCTACGGCCACCGGTTTTCTTGTTTTTCTTCTTGTCGTCACCAGTAAACCATTCGCCCCAGTTATCATGATAAGCCTGCATCTTAAGTTCGTACTCCTTCTGCTTCTGTGTAAACTCATCGAGAGAAAGCTTGCCCAGCGCAAGCATATTCTTTCTGGTATTGAGTTCCTTTTTTGCAGCAGTAATGTCCGACTCTGCGTTGCTCTTTGCTTTATCGTAGTCGTCTCCGGCATCCTTTCCCCAGCTCTTGACGTACTTGTTCTTCTCATGGTAGTCGTAACCACTACCCTTGAGATTCTTTTCGAGCTGCTGAGTGAGATCCGAGTCATCGTTCCTGAATACGAGATGAATGACAGCCTCGAATCTATCAGCCGCAAGCATTCGCTTCAATGCGTCTGATGCAAAAGGATAGTCTTTCTGAACCTGAGCCGCAGCATCCTTCATCATGTTTGAAACCTGTACCTTCTCTGCATCTGTCAATTCCTGGTTGTTGCGAATCTTGTCACCAATCCATGGAAACGAAGTGTTTACTGCGTTATCGAGAGCATCCTTGAATTTGTTCTCGTAGAAGCCAGTTTCAACACCCATCGCATTAAGAACGTCAGCACGGAACTGATCAGAAACATCCTGGTTCCATCCCTGCTTTGCAAAGAATGACGAAAGAATCTGGTTGGCCTTACCCTGCAACTTCGGGCTGTTGCTAATATCTCCAAGCTCATCAATGAGATAATCGCGCATGGCTTTCACCTCATTCTTATACTTTTCCTCCCAGGAGTTGAAGCTAGCGAAGTCGGATTGGGTGGCATTAATCATATTCGCCTTTGCGGATGCTGAAGAGAATGCTTCTGCTATTTCCTTTGCAGAAGACAGTTTCTCGTCGAATCCCTTGTATGTACCCTCGTCCGAAAGAGATTTCTGAGTACTCTCCTCAACCTGCTTGAGAAGAATGAGCTGTTCTTTGAGATACTTAAGTCTATCCTCATTCGATTTCTTTTCGAGAAGGCTCATTGTGAAAGCATTCTCCTTTTCAGGAGCAATCTCCTTAAGCTTTTCCTTATATGCGTCAATGAGGTTTTCTATCTCTTTCTCATCGCCGTCCTTAATGGCTTTATCTGCATCGTTATCGCGAAGGAACTCGCCGATCTGAGTGTACCTGTCTTTCAGTTCGTCAGCCGTAGTCTCCATATCCTGTTTCAGCTGCTGATGCTTCTGCCAGTAGTATGCAAAGATTGCAGATCCGGCAGATATAGCTATTCCTGGAAGACCACCAAGAAAACCGATGATAGAACTGAATCCTGATTTCAATCCTCCGAGAAGCAAGCCTCCTGCGGCTCCCCATTTACTAGGGCTAGCCAATCCCTTCAGAACTCCACCAAGGGATATTCTGTTTACCTGACCCTCCTGTTTGGTGAGAGCCATACCTTGCTTGTACATCTCCTTGGTTATCTGACCGGTAACATACAATCGCCTGAGCTCGGCTTTTGTTATCGCATTCGCCTTCGCGAGTGCCTGAATATCCTGAATCCGAATCTGATTTTTGTACTGAAGAATCTGTTTCTCTACAGGAGTTATTTTCTCTCCACGCAAAAGCTTAAGCTCTGCTTCTTTCGCAATATTCCCCTTTGAGTTCAGTATTCTCTTTCCAATGCCGCCTTCCAGGATCTTAACTCCACGCATAAGGGCTGGACCTGCAAATGCCGCAACCATAGCAGGACCCAAGACGTGAATCTGCTGCACGAGATTGGTGACAACATCAAGAATACCCTTGAAAGTTCCACCTATAATATTCTTACCGTTAGCAAAGTCGGCAAGTATGATTTCCCAGGCATCCTTCAGTTTATTGTAGCGTCCGAGCAGAGTTTCACTCAGAACCTGCTGCATATTATAGAACTGACCACCTGCATCAGTCATCTGCCAGAAGATAGACTTCACATCATCAAAACTTACATCTCTGCTTGAAATTCTGGTCTTAATCTCTGATGTAGAGACATTTCGACCCTCCTGCTTAGAGTAGAACTCTGATAACTTTTCAAGCAGAGGAATACCTGCATAAGCGATCTGGCGGAGTTCCTTACCATCGAGCCAACCGCGAGCCTGAACCTGTCCGAACGCCAAGGCGATACGATCGAAGCTAACACCAAGACCGGAAGACATATCCGCAAGCCTCTTGGTTGTGTCATAGAGCTGGTCGTACTCAACTCCATACGCAGCCAACTGTTTAACGTCTCGGTTCAATTCAGAGAATGTAAATGGCGAATTAAGAGCGAGTTCCTTAATCTGATTGAACATTGTGTTCGCATTCTGCATATCACCAAGGATGGACTGGAGGGCAATATGTTGCTTCTCCATCTCACCACCAGTAGTAATGATGCTCATAGCGAACTGCTGAGCACCGAACACAAGACCTCCCTGCAAGAAAAGCGACTTCAAATCCTGTACGGTTGAATTCAGCTTTCCCGCATGGCTATTAGCTTTCTCAAATCCACGAACCAGCTGAGACTGAATCTTAGCTCCTGAGTCAACGATAGCCTGCTGACGCTTCTGTTCAAGCTCAACACCTCTTTGAACTTCTCGGTTTATTGCCTTCTGGTCTTGAAGAACCCTTGATGCCAATGTGATATCGTGACCGCTACCGATATTGCCAAGCATACCGAGGCTATCCTTCCAGTTTTCTGAATTAAGTCTTCCCTTAATATTTATAAGGGCTCTCATTAAAGAAAGAAGTCTGTTAATCTCGGCTTCAGCCTTGCTCACATCTGCACCGATAGAGATGCCCCTGCTGTATTCCGAGCGAAGCTGGCGAACCTTATTTCCGAGAGAATCATACCGACGCTCCGTGTTCTTCAAATCATTCTGGCGTTGCCTCTCTGCCTCTTTTGCCTCGCGTGCTGCGTCCTTTATAACCTTTGCATAAGTATTTGCTTTATCTATAGCATTAAGATACCCGGAACTCTTTACGACATCAGTTGCTGTGAGTCCTGTGATAGGATGAATACCTCTGTTATTCCTGATCTGTTCTAACTCAGTTCTGTATTTAGACAGCTCTGACAACGACTGACGTATGTTGTTCGTTGAATCGACTCCAAACATCTGTATGCCTTCACCATGGCGTTTGTTGATTTCGTCAATAATAGAAGATAACTTATAAAGTTCTCTCTCTGCCTTGTTTGCCTCAGTTGCAACGCTGTTAGGGAATATGTTGAATCCAGCACCTTCCTTAGACACCTCTCCGAGTATGCGACCTATTTTATACAACCCGTCCTGGACAGACTCCAACTGCTGGAGTTTTTTCGGACTAAAGAAATCTTCGCTTGAAAATACACCAATGTTACGACGTAATTCTTTAACGAAGTTGTTTAGCTTTTCAAAACTACGACCTCCCTTATCTCCAATACCTTTTGTTGCTTCGGATATTGCTTCCAAAGCTTTCTGTGCCTGCTTACCAGTAGCATCAATCTTGTTTAATTCTTTGGTAATCTTTTTGGTTTCCTCTTCAATTCTCGATTTAAGAGTGAGCGAGAAACTGAGGTCTCCCATATTTCCACCTGCCATATCCTGAATATTTTTAAATTAGAGTTTATTGTTTAAATAATCAGCAAGACTTATCTTCTTGCCAACGAGGCTTCCCTCATTCTTCTTTTTCTCCATCCACCTGTCGTAGAGGTCATCCATCTCCTTCTTGGTATGCTTCTTCGGACCACCTTCCTTCTTCGTCTTAGGATATACGACAAGAGGCTGGTCAGCAACCATAAGGTCAATCTGTGCCGATGAATAGCCCCACCAGTAGTCGTATGCTGCAATGAAGTACTTGCGCTGAAAGAGGAAACCGAACTTCTCCGCTAGTGAGAAGGCTGCTCCCCAACTTGTTCTGCTTGGATAGCTTCTACTTCGCTCCTCGTCATCGTCATCATCACGTCCGTCATCCCGGTCGCTAATATGGTAGCCAGTGAGAATGCGTTCGATGGAATTTTTTTTTTAGAAACATCGAGGACCCTCAATACCTCGGCCACATCAACATCCTTGATGTAGTAGAGCCAGCGCCAGTAGATCCAATAAAGGAGTCGTATCTTCCAGATGTTGTTGAGGAGAATGCAGACACAAATCTTGACGTTGCGTTTCCATTCATTCTTCTCCTTTGCCCTGATGTGTGAACACTTGCTCATGGTTCCCTTGCGAAGCCAGCCGAGCTTGTGCTTCTTTCCTCTGAACACGAACTCGGTAGGCTCGTCGTGCAGCACGCTGTCAAGCAACTCCTGCAAGTCCACTGAAGGCTGCTCTATTTTCTTTTCTTCTGCCATGATTGTATGCTATTAAATGAAGAAGGGCGGCACGGCTGTTGATTAGCCTGCCGCCCAACGGTTTGTTATCCTGAATCTAATTACCTAAAGAAGCCTTTACTTGATTAAGCGCCAGTGCCTGGTCCACTTGCAGCTGGAGCCTTAGTAAGCCAAGCGATGCTACGCTTACCTGCACCCTCGATAGAGCCGGAGAACTTAAACGCAACAGGCTCAGTACCAGAGTTATCCCACTGCAAGGTAGCGTAGAGAGCGATGTTGGTAATAACCATGAGGTTCTCCTTCTCGTCGTCAACGATAACGATAGTGCCCTTGATCTTGAACTTCTTAGGCTCAACAGCGATACCTGTAAAGCCGGTAGTAGCGTCGAGGGTAGCGTCACCTGTACCCTTCAGGGTAACCTTGGTCAGCTCGGTGATAGCATCCTCGCCGAACATAATTGTCAGCAAGTCCTTTGCCTTTGAAGGAACAACGAACTCTACATTGAAGTCGCCGAGCTCTGCTGTAGTTGCCCAGTCGCCTGCAAGACCGATAACCTTGTAGTGGTTGATGGTTGGGTCATCCATAGTCGCCTTCAGCGAGTCAACGGTAACCGGAAGCTCAACTTCTGGGGTGATGTCAACTGTAGCCTTGTTCAAATCGGTAATAGCCTTTGAGTAGAGCAGAGTTTTAGGACCATTGAAAATGTCCTTCATCTTGTCAATAGTTGTCATAGCCATAATCTAAAATATTTTAAATTGTTATACCTGAATACTTATTTAGTACGTAACCTTCCTTGTATGATCGTCACGGAAAAACCTGCTCCGTCGTCTGTCTGTAGTGTTATATGAGGATTTGAAACAATGAGATTTTTTGTGGAGATTGGAAATCTGTCCATAATCTCCTGGACTTTCTCGTCAACGCTAGATACATCAAGTGTGTGCAGGTTGCTTGCCGAATTCTTATCGCGCACATACAATTCGATTTGAGCTATAGTGGTGAAATCATTGTAAACTCCACTTGAGTTCATCTCGTTATTGTAGATACTAGATGGAAAGTATACCACGATGTAGCTGTTGATTTTCGTATCAACTGCCTTTGGTCGGCTCCGGGAGTAGAGCTTGTCGCAAACCCCCTTCATTGCATTACCGACATCGAAATATAGAGTCTTAATACTAACCATACCTTACATCGATCTAAAGTATCTAACCAAATATTCTCTAAGAGAGGTAATCACGTCGTGACCTCTCTTTACCTCGACAAACTTAGCGTAATCTACGCCGGCAACAAGAAGCATCTGCCATGTAGCATCGTACTTTCCTTTGTTGTGTTCCCTTGAAACAAGTTCATCCCACGCAGCGTTCGGACCATATTCGCCACCTTCTCCATATTCACCCTTGAAAGGTCTCCGTCCGCTGTCTTTGAAGGAGAACGAACTGCGATAATACTTATCGAGGTTGTATCTCTCTCCAGCAGCAAGGGTTACTCGGGTTGGCTCTGGACCAGGAGCATAATGAATTGACTGCAATGAGCCGTTGTAATATGTACCGATAGCGGTTGACTTGTACAAGTTACCGGTTACGTCATCATAGTTGCGAGACTTGTCGGCAGCCTTCATTGTCATTTCAGCCGCATGATCCATCTTCTGCTGCATCTTTTCTACAGCCATCTGACGAATTTTCTTCTCGACCTGTAAAAACTGACCTGATAAACTTGTCATAATCTAAACCCTTGTCAAATTCCAATATACAACAGTCCTGTTATTATCCGGTTCGCAGTCCTTAACCATACCAACCTCGGTGTTGTTGCCGACAGTGGAGTAGATGGTGTCGCCGTCAAGAGGACATCTGTCAGCATCCCATTCGTCATATCTGACAGGAATCGATGCCTTCCTCTTGTTCTGATCGACGTTCTTGTCTCCCTCTGTAGTAGTATCGGTGTAGCTGCGGCCTTCGCCATAATAGAGAATGATTTCCTTGTCCTCACCAACTGGAGCATCATCATCGGCAAACGGGTCATCAGGGTCGGCTTTTCCGACGACCTTCCTCACGATCTTGATGATGTGAGGATATCTTGGGTTTCTGATGTTTTCCTTTTCCATACGCCTTATTTGATGATGTGATGGAGAGGTTCTCCCCAAGGAGAATAATTCGCCCTCTTTACTCCGTGGGATGTCACCCGGAAGGTGGATTTCTTCTTGAGCATCGAATCAGGCTCCAGCTCCGCATAGATAGCGTTAGCCTCTGCCTTCATCTCGCTCCTGTCGTTGTCCGACATGTCATAGCCACCTCCCGAATGAGTCCATCCGTTATCGGAATCGGAGGTGTTGTTCACCTTGCTCGGACCAAGAATAAACCATTTCAGCATGTCGGCATAGGCAAGTCTAACCTTGTCCTTGTCGCAGGCTTCGAGGTCAATGCCATTTTCAAGCTCCCTGTCGTGCATGATGCCCAACAGAGCCTTCATCGGCATCTCGAACTTCACCTTATTAATAAGGTAGTCGTTCACAGTGTAAATGTTCATCTCCGAATCCATAGTCATACAATCTAGTTACGTTAAAGAATTAACCCTTCTTGGTAATGTCGATAATCCAACGGTAAGGAGAATCGAGCATGGCAGGAACAGAAGCGAGGAACAAGTCTGTCTTGAACTCCTGGAACATACCGTTCGCTGTGACCATGTTACGAAGCAAACCGAGGCGGTTGTTGGTCTGTGCCCAAGCAACGTCCACGAGCTTGTTACCGAGAGTGTCGAAAATTCGCTTATCGAGAATTTCCTTGCGCATGAAACGCAAAGGCTTGCCAGCAGGGCGAAGAACGACTGTTCCGTCTGCCCAACCACGAATCTCTGTAACTGTGCCATCGAAGCGCTTGTTGTGCTCAACCTCATCAACAATCTCGATAGGAGAAAGACCGTTGAGGTCAACAACAGACTTCAAGAACATTGCGTTGTTTGGACCGTAGTTTTGCAAAACTGCCACAAAGTTAGCGTTCGCCCAGCTCTTGTACAACTCAGCAATCTGCTTGTTCTTCAAGAATACGTTATTGTAGTCGTTCTTGGTCATCTGCCATACGAGAGGTACACTGCGGTACTCGATGTTCTCCTTGCGCCAATCCTCCTCAAACTTGCGCATCTGCTCAAGCAAGTCGCAGTTTGGATCGTTCCAGGCAAGCGTACCCGCCTTTTTAAAGTTCTTCTTTGGAACCTTTGCGTCATACAGAGGCTCCTGGATACCACGACCAATCTTGTCGTAGTCGATGAAACCGGTCGAACTCAACTGGGCTGACATGTATGTCATAGTCATGTCGAGTGAGTCGTACAATACCTGTACCTTGTCGAGGTAAGCATCAACCAGGTCAGCGTCGTTGCCGAACTCATCCTGGAGAAGCTTCATCTTGTGGTAACGCTCTGTCGCAGTCTCACGGAAGCCGTCAGCAGCGAAGTCTGGGATAGAAGCGGTGTACCACTCAATACCCTCGTGGTCGTTCTGATAGCCCTCGCCGAGAGGAGCACGGAGGTTCATCAAGGTTGCAGGGTTCAATGTACGTGTGCGAACCTTGAAGGTTGCATCACCATTGTTAGATGTAGGGGTGAGATTTGGATCAATGTCACCCTGTGTCAGATACCAGCCGTTGTTACAGCGAAGTACGCCGTCACGATTGACGAACTTCTGAAGGTAAGTGTTGTTACCCTTACCAGTGAAGAACTTCGCAAGCTGCTCGACACCAATATCAATTTTTGCCATAATCCTGAATCAATCTTTTTACGTTAGACAATAGGTTAAATATGCCAGAACTCTGGGTAGAGTGACTTGTTCATCGCCTTGACAGCAGGAGGAACAGGACCCATACGGTCAAGCCACATAACGCAGTCTGGATTCAACATACAGAAGTTTACGTTTGTGCGAGGCTTGTGGTACTTGTCGCCGCCGGCATCGAAATATGGGAAGTCATTGTCGTTCGGAGCAAAGCAGTTAGGGTTGGTTACCATAGGCAATACGGATTCGCCTGCACTTGCAGCCTCAACCAATACGTCACCTACCTTCAATGCGCCGAGAGCAGCAGAAAGAGTAACCTTCCAAACGTCACCTGCGGTTTCATCAGTCATAGCCTCAACGGCAGAAACAGTCACACCCTTTGCCTTGGTCTTGAAGTCCTTCTGGCCGATCATGATGGTGTCGCCAGGGAACGGGATGTGAACGAAGCCGTTACGAACGATGTAGATGTCTGTGTCTGTAGCCGCAGCAGTAGCCTTTGCCACGCCGTAGGCCTTCAGAATCTTAATGGTAGCACCAGGACCTTCGTTGCCTGCTGTAAAGCCAAGATCGTGCTCGATCAAGTCACCGGCATAAATCTTAGCCTGACCCTTGAATGGGTTGACAAGCTTACCACCAATAGGTGGGTGAACGAAGGCATTCTTGATAAGTGCCTCAAGACCGGCAAACACATATCGGGTTCCGCCGACCTTACCTTCTGTCTGAATGATGGTCGCACCGTGGTTCAGCATACCACGAGTACCCATCTGTTCCATGTAGGAAATAGAAGTGTTGTCCATAATCTTTTTACCTTTTTAAAATTGTTATCCTGAAATTACTTCTTGTCTCCACCGCCGAATCTCTTCTTTCGACGCTCGGCCACTTCTTCCATAAACTTGTCATCATCTGTGGACGTGCCTCCGCTAGACGTGCGACTGCCTTTTGCAGGAATACCGTTTTCACCGGTAGCCTCTTTGTACTCTGCGGTGTAGATTTTCTCAGCCTTAGAAACCAGGTCGTCGATGTCGACATCTTCGTCCGGAATCTCCAGCTTTGCGATTGCAGCATTGAGGAAGTAGTTCTTCATTTCAAGATTTGCCTTGTCGAACTTATCCTTCAAACCTGCCTTTACAGACTCGATGGTTGCCTTCCTTGCAGCCTTCTTGTCTCTTTCTGCGTTAGCCTTTTCGAGAGCTTCAAGTTTCTCAAGCAGCTTGGAGTATTTGTCGTCAGGATCGTCACCCTTTTTAGCCTCCTTGCGCTTGCGCTCCTCTTCCTCTTCCTTCTTTTTGCGTTCAGCCTCCTCCTTGCTCTTCTTTACCTCGTCAGAGATATTCTTGTGCAAGTTGCCGTTGATACGCTTCAGACGGTTTGCTAACTTGGTAACCAACTTGGAATTTGCTTCCTCGTCATCACCGAAATCTTCCAAAACATCATCAAGTTCCTCATCGATGGTCTTTTGGCTAAGTTCTTTGAACTTGGTGGTATCAACCTCCTTGTTCACTAATGCTAAGAGTTCCTCTCTTGTCATGTTGTTTTTTGATTAAAAATGTTATCCCGAAAGTGGTCCCTCCACCTCGAAAACGTATAAATATACCTTTTATTTTGCAAATATATGAATAAATATGCAATTATCAAAGAAAAATTGTATATTTTTGCAGTATTAATTGTATATTTATGCAGAAAGATGTATTTTCAGGATTAAAATTGGATAACGGAGAGCCTATTTACACTCAAGAGTATATCCAATCATTAAGAGACGCCGACAAGAAGCATCCCGACAAGCTGAAGATTATAGCTCAGCGTGGCGGTCAGGAACGCATGCTGTCTATAGACGCTGATATTAAGATAGTTGGCGGCTCGCGAGGCGGCTCAAAATCGTTCTCTTCCCTAATGGAAGTTCTGAAGGATATTAAAAATCCAGATTTTCATGCAACAATTCTTCGTAACGAAAAAGACGACTTACAGTCCTTAGTGACAGACTCTTATAAATTGTTCTCCCAATTTGGAACTTACAATAAGTCACAAAATGATATGACCTGGAACTTCGATAACGGAGGATGGCTCAAATTCTCGTACTATGCTGGAGCCTATCAGGACTTCAAGACACGATTCCAGGGTCGCCAGTATGCCTATGTCTGCATCGATGAGGGTACTCAGTGTCCATACAAGAAGTTCAAGTACCTCTTGACCAACAACCGAAATGCAGCGCATATCCGAAACCGCTTCTGGATTACCTGTAACCCGGACCCGGAATCTTGGGTGAGAAAGTTCATCGACTGGTGGGTTGACGAGAATGGATACATTATACCGGATCGAGATGGAGTTATCCGCTACTGTTTCATGGACGGCGATACGCCTGACTCAATCTACTGGGGTAATACAAGAGAAGAGGTATACGAACAGTGCAAGGGCATTATTGATAGCCTTTGGAAGGATAGCTATGAGGAACTTGGTTATACAAAGCTCGAAATGTTCATCAAGTCGGCAACATTCGTTCGCGCTGACGTATCAGAGAACATTAAGCTTATCTCTACCGATGCCTCATATCTCGCCAACCTTGCCCAACAGGACGAGGAACAGCGTATGCGAGACCTTGAAGCCAACTGGAACTGGAAGGCCGCCGGTGATGACATGATCAAGATGGAAGACCTTGATGAAATCTACGACAATGCAGAACAGATAGGAGATGGAAAACGCAGAGCTTCTGCCGATATTGCTTTCACCGGCGGAGATAACTTCGTAATGTGGCTTTGGGAAGGATGGCATTGTAAAGACTTGGTTGTGCTGAGGCTGGACCCTAAGACGCTCGTTTCTGTAGTTGAGGCCAAACTGAGAGAGTGGGGTGTCGAGGAATGTAACTTCACTTACGATATGCAGGGAATCGGTCAATACTTCAAGGGATTCTTCAAGGATGCCGTCCCATTCAACAACCAGGCAGCACCTATCGCTAGGAATCATCAGGAAGAAGAAGGAATCAAATACCTCTATAAGGACTTGAAGTCTCAGTGTGCTTGGTTATTCTATAAGATGATAAAGGAGAAGCAGATTTCCATCGACTCGGCCCTGCTTGAAAGAAAGTATTCAGGAAACGGATTTGACAAGGTTCCCCTCAGACAGATTCTTCAGAAGGAGCGTAAGATGCTCAGACGTGACGAGAATAGCGATGATAGGGGATTCAAGCTATTACCTAAGAAGATTGCCAAGAAATATGTCGGGCACTCTCCTGACTTCTTTGAATCTTGGTTCTATGTAATGATATTCAGTTTAACAAAAAAGAAAAATAAAAAGGTAAAAGGATTATGGATGCTATCAAGGTAACAAATTTCAGAAAGATTCTCGTAAAGAAGCCTTTCTTTGAACTCACGCCAAAGGGGTACATGACCCACGATGGCTATTGCAGGAACGAGGTGTCCGATAATGAAGACCCTCAGATGCCGCAAGATACATTGTACAGAGTGATTAAGACTCAGAAGGACTTCCTTCGTGAGTTCTATCCTACGTCCCACAAAATCTTCGACAAGGATCTCTACCCTGACATCTGGAGAAAGAACCCGGAAGACGGGAAATGGTATGTCCAGGAGATTCAAAGAACGGCATTTGCTTTCCAGCAAGTTATTCATACGAAGCATGTTCTCCACATGACAGGTAACGATATTCAGTTTGAACTTGCCGGTGATCCTGAGATGAAGAAACAGAAAGAGTATATAAATCTCCTTGCCAAGTTCAAGAAGGGATGGTATATGCACGATATGGAGATTCGTCACTATGAGGCTGTAAGTTCGTACATGAAGGTTGCTGAAGCTGCTATAGTCGGATTCTTCGATAAAAACAAGAAATTCGGTACTCGCACATTGGCTTTCGATAGAGGAGACACATTGTATCCTCAGTTCGACCCTCTTACTGGTGAACTCGTTGTGTTTGCTCGCAAGTATTACGACTTCAATGAGGAAGGCAATGAAAAGATTGAATGGGTAGAGGTGTGGGATGACAAGACATTCTACCGCTTCAAGAAGCAAGTTAACGAAGGCAAGGTCAAGGAGACTATCAAGAGAATTGCCAAGATATTCGGAATCGACGACTACACTTGCGTTGAAGAGAAAGCTCACGGCTTCCCATTTATCCCTGTTGCATACGTAAGAAACGATGACGGTCCATGCTGGTCTGTTGTACAGAAGAACATCGAGGACTACGAGGAAGCTTTCTCTTATCTCTGCGAGAACAACAAGGCTTACGCCTTCCCTATAATGAAGCTGAAGGGCGATGGTGACGACATTACCGTTGTTGGAGATACAGACGGATCGGCTAAGATGATTCAGATTACCGATACGAATGGTGATGCAGACTTCATTAACGGAACAGACGCTTCCGATGCATTTGCGACACAGCTCAACAAGTCGTATGACCTCATCTATGAGCTTTCGTTCACTGTAAAGCCACCGGAGCTGAAGTCTGGTGACCTTCCGGGCGTTGCCATCAAGCTGCTCTATTCTCCTGCCATCGAGGTTGCTGAGAACGATGCTAAGAAGATGCATCCGTTCCTTGATCAGCTTGTTCGTATCTCAAAGTATGGTGTCGGAGTTGAAGAAAACTGCATGGCCACTATGACCGGTCTTCCTATTCACGCTTGGGTGGAAATCTATGTGCATCAGAATAAATCTGAAATAATAACAAACTTAGCGACAGCGGTTCAGAACAACTTCCTCTCAAAGCAGACCGCATCTGAGCGTTGCCCAGACTTCCCAGTTAACGATGAATACGACCGTATCATGCGGGAGAAGAAGGAGGAAGACCAGCAGGACCTCCTCATGGATATGCAACGTGCGGATAACGAAACTCAAAATGCAATTGAGGAGCAGAAAGCTACTTCGAATATTCAGAATGGAGGTAGTGGAAACGTACGTACGGGTCGCGGAGCTGGACGCCCAAATAAGTCAGGAACCAAATGGGACGAGAATCGGAACGCCCCGAATGAGAACAACTGGCAGCACTACAACCAAACCCATTAATAGCCTATGGATGAATTAAAACGTTCTGTCGATTACAGCAGGAAGCGCTTGCAGGCAATCCGAAACTGCGAGGACCATGTTGCAGATATTCTCTGGAAATCGACACAGAAAATAATTGCCGCAAGTAAGCGATACAGAGGTGCGGGCAGGCTCACAAACGAGTCAGCCCTGCTCTCTTACGCCAAGAACGTTACTGCTGATGCAGAGGAGAGTATCAACAGTTACATCTCTGCTTACTCCAAGGTTTCATGCAAGATTCTCGGGATTGACAACGAGAACATCGAATCGTTTCTCGTCAGCGATATCTACGGAAAGACGACATCCGAAAGAAACGCCGTCTATCTCGGAAACTTTGCTGAAGATATTGTAAGAATGATCAAGGCAGGAACCTTGATGGGATATTCAGACCAGCAGCTCCTGTCTTCCATTCGCACAGGATACAAGGACCCATATCACACATCAGTCATTACCAAGGCGAAGAGAAAGGACATTAACATAGATGTTCCTTCTTACGGAAAGGGCTACTACAAGAACGCCTATCATAATATCGTAAGAAATGCTTCTCAGGTGATTGCTTTGGCGTGGGGACAGGCAGAGCAGGAGTATGGGCAGGAGAGTGGGGCTGTTGGATACTTCGTTCACAGAGGTAGTAGCTACGACTGCCCGGTATGTGATGACCTATGTGGGTATATACATCCATTAGATACGATGGTAATCCCGGCGCATCCCAACTGCGCTTGCCGTGTTGAGCTAGTTTTTCGGAGGAAATAACGAAAATACTGTATAAATATGCAGCGTTTTTCGTATATTTGCATTGGGATAGGTTGGAGTAGCTACCAACTGATAAGGCTAACTCAGTGGGCCTTCCCTTTCTTTTAATCACTGAGGTAACTTTTAAAATCACTGAGGATGGATAACAGTATTGAAATTTGGAAAGACATTGAAGGATACGAAGGTATGTATCAGGTTAGCAACATGGGAAGAGTTCGCTCTTTAGACAGAGTGAAGCCGAATTCTGGTGGACAAATCGCAAAAGGACATATCCTGCCACATAGCGACAATGGGCATGGATATCAATTTGTCTCGCTTTGGAAATTCAATAAAGGAAGACGATTTTATGTCCATCGACTTGTTGCATCTGCATTCGTCCAAAATCCAAACAACTTTCCGATTATAAATCACAAGGATGAAGATAAGTCAAACAACAGGTACGATAACTTAGAGTGGTGTACACAGAAGTATAATATAAATTACGGAAGCCGCAAAAGAAGAGCAAAAGAGTCATTTATAGCAAATGGTAACAATAGGCCTATTGACGTTTATGATATGAAAGGTACATTTCTAAAGACTGTCGATTGTAGTAACGAAGTCTGTAAAGAGATAGGAATTAATCGCAGAGGATTGTATCTCGCTTGCCAAGGCGTAACAAAAAGCTACAAAGGTTATCGTTTCGCTTTCCATGGAGAATCATTAAAGAAATATGAGCCTGGTAGAGGCTTTTCGAAAGTGATACATGTGTTCAAATATGACTCTGAAGGGTACTTAGTTTCTTGGTATGATTCCATGAGGAATGCAGAGCGAGACAACGGAATGGGCCGCGGCTACTTGAGAACACACAATATAAAGCATAATGGAAATATTGTCAAGGACGGTTTCCGATTTGTATTAGCAGTCCAATAATAGTTGCTACTGTTACACTTTATTTGCATTCAAGAATAATAAAAAGAAATAAGACCATGATTGAAGAAACAAAAGGATACACGTTATCCGTCGATACGTACAAGAAGGCGAAGGCTCTCAAGATGAAAGACCCTCGCTATTACATCTACGCCAGCCTTCGTGGCTCAGGAATGTCTATCCGTGACTGCTGGTCAATCGCATTCCAGGGAGAGGGACTCAACTGGGATAAATCCTTCCTCGAAGGAGAGATGAATAAGCTTGAAGCCCAGGAGTCCGTTCAGAAGAGAATCGCAGAGGTGCAGGGTAAGAAAGCGAAGAACGAGGACGCTGAAGAGCTTTCTCCTGAAGAGTTAGCGAAAGCTACCTCCAAGGAGCAAATTCTCAAAGACCTGGTATTGGCTCAGCGAAAAGCCAAGTATGGATCACCTGAGTGGCTCAAGATAGTTGCATCCATCGCCGACTATAACAAGATTAAGCAGGACGAGATTGATACGGAAAACAATGTGGTCCATTACTACATTCCTCTGTCGATGCCAAGATGCTGCGAGGACTGTATTATCTTCAAAAATGGCCAGGCGACCTTTCAAAAGAAGAAGAAATAGTTAAATTCGTGTTAAAGTAACTTTGTTTTACTAGAATTTCAGCAAAACCAAGTACCTTTGCAGGCAGATATACGTTCACAGATTCGTTCTGCTGTTCGTAATTCTGTTTAATTGGTTACGAGGGGTGGTGTCTTCACAGATACCACCCCTCACTTTTATATTATGAAAGTAGAAGAAAACTTTGAAGTCAATTAAGGATACTTCTCTCCGGTAACCAACTCAAGTATACTCTTAAGCCTATCATTAAGAAGGTCGTCATTGAATACAGGAAGAACACCGTATGGAGGCAGTTTCTTCGTCTCTGCGGCCTCCAAAACGAACTGGAGCGCCTGTACTAAGGAAGTGTGGTCTTGAACGACCTCAAGCAATTTATCGCTCATCCTTGCCTCCTTCCTTTTTAATCTGTTCTGCCATCTCAAGAAGAGTCTCGGCGTGCTTATCTCTGTCGATGACTTCCTGTACGGCCTCATCGCTTTCCTTGCGAAGCTGCTCTTCTGTCTTACCCTTGTCGGCAGCAGCGTTTCTTCTTGCAGCCTCACGAGCAATGTATTCGTCACGGAGTTTCAACTTACCTGCCGTGTATTCTGCATCGCCAGGCAACGATGTATCCGCATACATAAGCTGGGCAAATGCCTCGATGATGTTTCTATCATCCTTGGAGAACTCATAATGGTCTCCTACAGCAACAGGAATACGCTCATCGAGCGCAGCGTACATGGATGTGCCAACAGAGAATTCAACGCCCCATGTACCAGCGATGTCAGAAATCTTAATGAAAGGCAGCGAGCCTCTCTGTAAATGCTTCTTGATCTCAGCAGGAATATCCTCTCTGAGTGAAGCAACTTCTTTCTTTGACAAGCTCTTACTGAACTTCAGTACAGTGAAGTGTCTTGTCTTGATAGTCTTTCCAAATGGTAATGCCATGATAACAATATTTTAAAGTTCAACTTTTATTTTCTTATACTCGAAATCTGTGCAAGATGGATTCTCCTCAGAAGTAAACCTAATCTCATTAGGGTGGTTACAAGCTCCATTCTTGAAGAAGAAGCAATCCTTGCACGTATATACCAGCGGAATAATGTCTCCGCAAGCATCATCGTCAGGATTTGTGTATGTATATAAGTCTTTGCCCAAGCAATATGGGAACTCAGAATCTTCATCATTCAACAATACGCAATCCTTACAAGTGTATTTAGTCTGTGCCATGCTCCAATAATTTTCGTTTTATGTATTCGGTAGCCATAATCTTATCTTTGCCGTGTCTATAATAGAACGACATAACTGCTTTATACTTTACCCCAGCCAATCTACACCAATCTTTGATATTTTTAGTTTCTCCTCCAATAGTGATATTTATATTATTGCACTTATTGCGGTTTTGAACATCAAAATTCGCCCACCTGCAATTTTCTGGGCTATACCCCTTATTTCCGTCGATTCTGTCTATAGTAAGATGCTCAGTGTATCCATTTTCAATAGACCATTTCTCGAAATTTTTGTAGCAATATTTCCATTCGTCACATACCGTGATATTTTTTAAAGAATAGTACTTTGCTTCGTAGCAATTTGGATTATAACATCTTGTTTTCATGTTCACCCAAATTTCATACAACCTCTTGCTTGCAGGATACTTACATCTGCAACTATTAATATTTCTGTAAAAAGTGGAAATCCATGTTGTAAATTCTTTGCCGCAATCAGGGCAGCGGCAGACAACCTTTTGATTTCCTTTCTCTTTACCGATTCTCTTAACAATCACAACACCTTTACTATTTATTGTCCTTGTTATTGCTGTCATTTTTTATTAAATCAATCTCGTTCTTTATATAGTATATTGCCTTCTCCAAATCTTGGATTCTTTGTTCTTTCTCTGTAAGATTTCTTTCAACCTTACCATTGCGCATAAGGTATTTCAATGCGTTCCCGACAGAAAAATCAAAGTGCTGGCATATCTCGATAGGCTCAACACCGCACAAATCCTTCAACCAAGCGTAATGGGATGGGTGAGATACTTGCTCTGTCTTATTGTTTGCAGATTCGTTTGCGAAGACGGAAACCTTAGCTAATTTATCCATATTTACACCAATGATTTCATTTCTTTTAGGACATGATATTACACACATTCCATCAATCATATCAACGACTTTAATGGCAAAGGAGTCATATATATTGTTAGGGTCTATAATCTCGATAAACCCAGGACTAGTAATATCTTCCAAATCAACCTTCCTAATCTGCAAGATAGAGCCAATCTTAATATCTTCTTTCTTAATCATAAGCTATTTCTTAACTAAACGTTCATAATACTCCTTACACTTTTTGTAAGCCTCCGATTCAGACAATGCCATAGCATCATCAAAAGAAATACTTTCATCCATCAAGAACAATCTAACGTTCCTCTCACCAAGCTTCTGTAAGTCTCGGTTAATATAATGCGAGAATCCGATTTTTGAAGCCTTGGCAGTATTCTTTGCTTGGAAATAGAATTCATCATGCTCATCATAAAACGTTCCTTCCTCGTACACCTCGCACATCACACCTTTTTCACAAAGCTCTGTGTCGTGCTTTGTTTTGTCAAGCTCGTACACGTTAATGCCAGTAATGGTATCTATCTTATCGTGACTTCTCCATCCATTCTTTAAAACCTTATAGCAGTAATTCCTCATAAGTTATTCCTCCTTATCTTTAATCTCAATAAAATCTCCAATGCCCAAACGAGCCTTGTTGATGCAAGACCCAATCCAGCCAGTCAAATAAGCAGATGCCTCGCCGCCATGTTCCATACCAATCTCTTCTTCGATATGTTCGCAAGCGTGGGTGGCCTCATGACAGCAGGTGTTCATGGTCATACATTTTGTATTCTCGAATAGCAGCAAAATGCACTTTCTTCTGTCATTTTTCGCCATGCATCCCCAATATGTATATCCATCACAACGCTTGAAGTCGTATTCTTCAATATCTGAGCCATCATAGTTTGAGAAACACTTTGATATATCATCGTATTTAACTCCTATGGCAACACATAACTTGTGCGGATAGATTTGCTGGTCGTATTCGTAATATCCTTTCTTCTTCATATTCTCAACTATTTCTTGTTATACTTGTGCCCGCAGTGGTACATATTGCATAGATTACACCTGTAGACAGTCATTCCATGCTCGATAAGTTTAGGGTGTGTATTCAGAAACTCCCAAGCATCATCCTCAGTCTCGTATGCGACCTTCGCCTTCCATGAATGAACCTTTCTAGTCCAATGCTCGGGGTCTGGCTTGAACGGCGGAACCTTGTTCAGATTGTGATGTCTTCTCATAGGCACTTGAATGAAACACTGTTCAACGTTCTGTTCACCACAATCTCCTTATCGTTGCACATGGTCCTCATGCACTCCAGGGCATCCTCGCGAACGGCAGTCATAATCTCCTGCATTGAAGCGGTGGCCGGAACCATATTCTTCTCGGCCTTAAGATTCGTGATACGGGAGATAATCTCCTTGATATATTCCTTGTCTATCATAGAAATCTGTTTTATAACCGTTAATCATCAGGCTGAATGAAGCTCTCCGGCTGCTTGATGTCCTCCTCACCACGCAATTTATTCTTCACATCATTGATGAGAAGCTCCTGCTTCAGGTCAATCATCTGCGCGCCGTACACCTGATACGTCATTCCGCCCTGTGACCTCTTCTTGAAGAAGCCGTACTTGTCGCTCATATCACGCCCGAACTTCTGGATCGTAGGGATATCCTTCTCCTCGACATCGTTGGCCTTGCAGAACTCGACGAATCTCTCGTACATCTCCTTGGCAAGCATGCACTCCGAAATCTCGCCCCTCGCCTCTTGGCTGCATCTCATATCATACGCCCTTATCCAGGCATAGATAGGATTGCTTCCGAGAAGGGAGATAAGCAGCTGTCTCCTGCTGCCCTCAGCTGCCGGGAACCTGTACTTCCTGCTCCTCAGCTCCATCGCGCCACGGAATATCCAGTTGAACACTCCGCTCAGCTCCTCACGGATGATCTTGCTCGCAAGATCCGGGTCCTGCCTCTCCTTAGGGATGGTGACATCGAAGCTCACGTACTGCAAGCGTCTGATGAATCCGAGCGAAGCATCGTCTGGGAACGGAAGCTCATTGAGGTTGAAGATGAGGTAGGGGATTGAGTTCCCCTCCAGGATATCCCTGCCGAGCTTTCTCATCGGGACGGGCTCACCGCTCACGAGTCTCTTGAACATACCGGTGTTCTTCCTTCCGAACTTCTTCGGGTCAGAATCGGAAGACCAGTTGAAGATGGCGTTCCTGATAGGATACCTTCCCCTCATTCCCTCGTCACCGTCGGCAGTGAGGTCGGCGTAGTCCATCTTGCTTATCCTGTCCTTGCCGAATATGTTGCAGGCAACGTCGAAGATGACACTCTTTCCGTTGGCTCCCGTACCTATAAGAAGAAGACAGAGCTCAATCTTCGATGATTCCTTCCCCTCGTACGGATTGTATGCAGTACCTCTCTGTATGAGACCGAGACCGAGGAACATCTGGAGGATCATCCTCGACGTCCTGTCCGGAAGGACCTCCTTGATGAAGTTCATCCACCTGTCACACTTCGCCTTCGGATTGTAGTCGTATGGGTGGTAGTATGTGACATGGTACTCGGGAGAGAACGGCATCACATTCGGATACTTCAGACCGCTGCCGAAGTCAACAACTCCGTTTGCGAATGCAACGATATCGAAGGTAGGTCTCAGTATGTTGTAGCACTCTATCACCTCCATGAACGACTTGTTCATCACCGTACTGATGCCGAGCATCGGAGCCATGGCAAGGTCAAGGAGCAGCAGCTGGTAAGCCTGTTCAAGGACTATCTTCGGAACAGCTTCGTATATCTTGCCGTTGAACATGTAGTAAGCACCGTTGTAGTACTTCACCGGAGCCTTCTTCGCCAGACGTCTCATTGACCTGATGAAATTAGACTTCAGCTTGTTGTACTTCTCAGAGTTTGCCTTACCCCAGTCCTGGCAACGGAGCTCTTCGAAGCCGTACTCGTCATGCCTCGAAAGGTCTAGCAACTGAGCGTGCAATGTGTCTATAGCAATACCATTTTCCATTTATGTACAATAATAATATTAATTTTCCGTTATTGTGTAGGATAAACCCCGATAAACAGGGGCTTTCTGAAGGATAACACGTGTCAGGTCGTCCTTATAACATGTCGTCTATAAAATATCGACAATACAAAGATACAGATAATATCCTGAATATCCGGTAAAACCCTAGTAAATAAAGGGTATAAATATACATTTTAGGTATACATTAAATGAAGGATAGGTATACATTTATGGTTTGGTCTGCAAAGTAAGAGTTTATGGTATCAAATGTTAATAAATAACGGATGAATGAATATGCATAATTATCCTTTATGGAGAGAAGTAATTAAACTTTACAAAAAGACTGAAAAATCGGAAGAAAAAATTTTTAGATGAGGTGACTACCGCGCTGATTTAGTGCTATTTAGGGGGTGTGGGGGTGTTTCTTCTGAAATTATTACACTTTGTGTCGGTTTATATAGTGTAAACCATCGTGAAACATTATTTTTGTAATTATTTCAAATTGTCGGTTTATATTTATAAAAAATTTATGTAACCCCTTAATAACCAACACTTTATAACTTTGTTTATATTCGTTTTCTTGCATAATTATTCATTATCAATAAAGTGTGAAACATCAAAGTTTATTACAAAACACTTGACCTAAAAAATGTTACAATAATAACGTACTGGCTAAATGTTAAAATCTTAACATTTAGTGCTTATGTAGTTAGATATACGAAAGTAAAACGTAATATATTAATACTTTGCCGCAAAGTGTTAAACCTATAACTACCTATATATCAATATGTTACAACGTCTTTAAGGGTCGATTTTTAACATAAAAAATTTGCTTTTTCCAATAAATTTTCGTACCTTTGCAGTACAAAAAGAAAGAGATAGGACACTATCTTATAAGTAACATTTAAACAATTTAGATATGAAAGATTTAGAAATGAAAGGTGCTCAAGGTTATGAGCACGCAAGTACAAAGGTCGCAAGTTATGTAACTGAGTGCAAAGGTAGCGCAGTCTTATCGCAGAGTTTAGAAGTACTTAATAGTTACCGCAAAAAGCTATTAAGTGAGTGCACTGATAACGAAGTAGTAAGCGCAAAGAAAGAGCTAGAGAAAGCACGTGCTAAGTACAACAAATTAGCAACAAATTACGTGCTATCTGATGAAAGTTATTGCAATTTGCAGACTGAGTGTGTGCGCTCTGCTGTTAGCGAGTTTTCCCGCAAACATAAACTACCTAATTTCTTTGCGTGGTTTGATAGCAACAATAAGGACGTGCAAACGTCTATTATTGATAGCTTACAAAGATTAGGTAGTAAGTTGTGCTCTTTGCACCAATCATTTGCAAGCGGTTCAAAGGTAGCAAAGAAAAAGTCTGAGTCTATTACAGACTTACAGAAACAAATTGCAGAGTTACAAGCTAAACTCGCAGCAGCGCAAAAGTAACACAAACAAGGTAGCTAGAGAAATCTAGCTATCTAGTTTTTCCTACTGGCTATTTGATAGGTAGCCAGTGGGAAATTTTACTCCAGGTTTTTCAACTTGGAGCGGGTCGTCGTACCCTTATTTTTCCTATCACGTTTAAGCGTACATTTGCGGGTCGGTGCCGCATAAGGGAACAAAACAGAAATTTTGGTATTATTCCAGAGAGAGAATTTATTCTCCCTCAGGGGACTAATTGCCAAAATTCAAGAGAAGTATCTCAGTAAATCGAGAGTGCGAGAGGCACACCGAGATGGGAGAGAGTAACGTGTTACTCAGAGACATCCATCCGAGAGATATGCAAAAATTCCTGGCGTGAGCGTCGAATGAGATGAGACGGCACGACGGCTAGGGGATTTGTATCATCTAGCGAGATGAGAGTTTTAGAAAGAAATCATAATTCATATTCTACCGGTTTGGAATTGTCCGGTCGGGCTGGTTACCCGAGAATCAATTGTGTGTGCAATCACGATTTGCAGCGTATCAAGGCGCACACTATCCACGCTGACTGAAATCGGTTGCTTGTCATCCGTGCGAGATTTATCTCCTCAGAAATAAACAAGCTGCTGGCAGAAGCATAAAATCTGTAGGGTGTGAGCCACGTAGTTAAGACGATAAAGATAAAACGTGGTGCAAAGATGCACATCCTGGCTAACGGGGCGGGGAGAAATCTCCGCTCTACAATTATGAACCATTTTAAAATTAGAATTATGAAAAAGATATACACGTATTATCAGACAAACGAGGTTAATATTCTTGGTGGTTACATGACATACTCCACATTATCGGAGGCTTTTGATGCTCTTAATCCTGAGTGTGGCGTGAACACTATCACCGCCGTTACTATGGCAAACTCGAAGTGGTGGAACAATGGCAAATACACCGGTTATTTGAGTGACGTTTTGTCGATGGGCGTAATTTACAGTGCCTAAAATCTCCCTACGCTTGTAGGGAACAATAACCAAAAATATTAGAATTATGAGTACGCTAAGAATTAAATGCCTCGATATGAAAAAGGTTGAGAGTATCATTGCAGATGCTCAGGAGATTTTGAGTCACGTAGAATTCGTGTCGCTAAAGAATGGTGTGCTTACATTATTCTGCGTGGCGTGAGCCTAAAAATCTGTAGCCAGTACGATAATTGTCGTGCGTGGCTACGGAACAATTACCAAAAAAAATATAGATATGAAAGCAAGACAGATTATTTATTCAAGTACGATAATTGTGCTTGGATTTATTCAGAGCGTTCCTGCTCTGTTGTGTTTAGCAAGTACGAATATTGCCATTATTCTGCTTGGAATATTTTGGGGAATTGTGCTTGGAATATTCTGGAGCAGTACGATAATTGGCAGGTGGTTCTTCAGAGAGATGTGGCGATCCACGCTCCGCTTGGAGAATTTCATCCTTCCTGGAGTTTAAGAGATTTGGAAAGTACGATAATGTACACAGGTATTAAGAAGTAATTAATCTAGCGTGGTGATGGCGCCACATACCCAATATGGAACGAAAAAACACTGCCCCTCGTATTTACCAATTTTTCAGAATTATGAGCAAAATCTGAGAGGAGTTTCCGCTCCTCTCTTCTATTAACCAAATTATTATAGATATGAACTACAAGACATTTAATTTAATCGACAAGATTAATGCAGAAGGATTAGATAACTCCGAGTGGGGTATTTATATGCACTTAGAGGAAATCGACACAAAGAAATTCTACGGAACAAGAGAGAGTTTCATGCTCCCTCCTGGAGAGTGGATTGTCGTGTACGAGAAAAAGGATACCATATGTCCATTCCATGAGATTTGTACTCCTGATTACACTGTCGACTACTGCGATAATCAGGTTATCTTGTTCTATGAGGTAGACTAGCCAAAAATGTGCCCGGGCATTTTCCTGGGCATACTATGTAGAACTATTAAACAAATTGAATTATGTTAGACAGAAAATCACAGAAGAATTTTGAGCGTGCGCTTATGCATGAGATGGAGAAGATCAAGATTGCTGCACGCCAGTGGCACAATAATAATACCAGAGGCTACAGAGATTATCGTAGCAAGGAGGCTATTTCCAAGAGCTTCTCTGAGATTGCAGTATTGTGCATGAGCTGAAATGTGCGTGGCGATTGTCACGCATACAATTATTCACCAAAAATTATAGATTATGATAGATGAAGAATACAAGGAGAATGTAGAGTACATACGTTCTACCATCCTACCGCAGTTGCAGGAAATTCAGAGAGATTTGGCAGAGAATCTGCCAGGTGTGAGCCTTACTGTCAGATTAGACGGCGACACTGGCTCTATGTCTGCTCATGCTGCTGTCTTTTTTGATGGCACGGCTAACATAAAAGACAGCTGTACCGCAAATTTCTTTCATGTGGATAACAAGGAGGAAATTGACGATGAATACAATAAGCTCGCAGAATTTCTCAAGAAGTATACAGCTTGAAAAACTGAGGGAGTTTTATCTCCCTCTCCTACAAACCAAATAATGTAGAATTATGAGCAAATGGGTACAATTTTATCATAAGATTAACAAGTTTGACCTTGTGAACATGAGATTCACCGATGAGGTGAGCGTTGTGGAAATGGTGGGCATGGATTCTGTCATGCCTATTGACGGTAGACTTAATCTGTCATCCATACGTGATGTAGTACAGAAGAAGATAGAGAGCATGAAGAAAATCGAGAGTTTCGACCCTTGTGCGTTCTCCATCCTCACCGGTCCTACGATTCTGTGTGCTTCAGAAAGTCCGGTGTACAATCTCTAGCCAAAAAATGGGTAGTACGATAATGTGCTGCCTGCTATTAACCAAAACATATAGAATTATGGAAACAGTAAGAGTAACTGACAGACACGGAATAGAGCGAGAGTGGGATATAGTCACAGAGAGATGTGTAGGGTGCTGCTTTCACGGATTGATGGATGGCAAGATTCATTGCTGTCCTCATAGTATTGCGTGCGGTGGCAAGTAGTCAAAACAGCGGGTCACGTCCTGTGTCCTGCTTCTATTATTAACCAAATCAAAATTCAGAATTATGACAGACGGAGACAGAAAGTTCCTTGCCAGGCTCGTAGCGAGTCACAAGGCAGTTATCAGCGAGGAGTGCAGACGCAAGAATCTCGACAAGAGCGAGTATTTCAGACGCGTAGCGCGTGCAGACAAGAAGGCTCAGGAGATTGAGCAATCGTGCATGCGCCCTCGCAAGTTCTAGCCAAACATTCTGTGCAGATAGACTGCACAGAAACCATGTTAAACCATTTAAATTAATGAATTATGGAACGATATTCATGCAAGCAGCTGAAATCGCTTGTAGCAAGCGGTGTGGCAAAGGATGTAACCTACGCAAACGAAAGAAGTGATATTCCTGAAAGTTATACTCAGATCGGGTATGCGGCAGGAATTTACGGTTGTAACGGAATGCTCTTGAAAGGCGAGAGCGGACAGTTATATGCCGTGACAGGTAGAACTTCTGCCATCTACATTTTTTAGCCTAAAATCTCCCCATTCGCTTGGGGAGTGCGATTATTAACTAAATATTAGAATTATGATAACGGATTACTACACAGCCGTACACTGGCTAAAAAGTGCGTTCATCCTCTGTAACGAGATTGTAGAGAATGACGAATCAGTGATTGAAAACATCGAGTATCCAGAGTGGACAAATGACGATGAAGAAGGCAGGGACAAAATCGAGATATTCCAGTGGTTCCTCACTAATATGAGCGAAGAGGATAAGGAATGGATGCAGAAGAATTTCCCTGATCTTATCTTCTCTTACTCAGACAAGCTTGACTTGTGGATTCTTTGCGTAGATCATTTTGGAACGATGTGGAAGGGAGTCTCAACGACTACCAACTGCGAGAATGCGGCAAAGGCTAGCCAGCTGCCGTAGCCAAACCAATCCTCACTCTCACGGGTGGGGATTTCTATTAACCAAACACAGATTGAAATATGAAGAAAATTGAGATTACGAGAGCTGACATGGGTGAGAAATGCCCATATCCGAAGTTCAGCAAATTGCTGGCAAAAGGCTACATAATGTGCCATCGCTGCAAGTATTGTGCTGAAATTATCAGTGAGACAGAAATAATGTGTAATTATAATTAATTCGCCTTATGAAAGAAATCTATATTTTATACAAATGTGACAGCTGGCACTCCTCAAATAGTATGGAGGTGGTATTTGTAGGAAGTTCTGTAGGAAAATGCTGTTGGGCGGCGCATTGGAAAGGCGCGACTAACGAGCAGGTAAGACAGCTGAGAGATATTATGCAGTCGCAGTGTACGAGCAATCGAGACTACGAGTTTCAGATAGAACACTGGAATATCGACAAGCTCTAAGCCAAACATTTCCCAATTCTGTAGCAGGAATTGGGATTTCTATTAACCAAAGATTACAGAATTATGAGTGACTTAGAGAAAATTTTGAATGACGATTTGCTGAAGTGTGAAATCGTCGAGTCTGTAGAGAATGCAGCAAGACGTGTGGATCTTATCAAGTGGACGCACGACGGTTTATTTTCCGTTGCCGACTTGCGCAAGGACACCGGAAAGCTTGAAATATCAGAAGTTCCAGAGACGGACGAGCTTGAAGCGTACAAGTATTTCTACAAAACCTATTGGAGTTTCGTTGTTTCTGCCTAAAACTCCCCACGATAATGTGGGGAACCATTATGAACCATTAAACAGATGAATTATGGAAAAGCTATTTTACAAGATTCAGTACAAGCTTACAGTCAAGGAGATTAATGAGTATGCAGATTCTATAGAGGACAAAACCGATATAGATTGCAAAGTGTGTGATTGGATTGACACATTCAAGTGTATGTATTCAAGTCGCGCTTTCGGTAAGCCGTATTATTCAACCGATTTCCCTTATGCTGTAGAATTGACAATCAGCGAGGAGAATGGTCACGTGACGGCTCACGCATACGATTACGAAGAGTATAGCAAGTGGCAGAAAGAATGTGCCTCGGTTTTCAACGCATGGAAACAGAATCCTGATTCCGATATTCCTATGCCTGATATTGCAGAGGGATTCTCATTTGAATTTCCAGTTACGAGAGGATTCTCAGATGTGCCAGATAGACGTGATGTCGATATATCATCAGACCTTGATATCGTGTGCGCAATAGACGAGTATATTGCCGAGCGCGAGGGAAAGCAGAAAGTTTATCCTTGGATGCTTAAACAGGTGATGAGCGCTGACGATCTTGGTGTTACAGAGGAAGAGTATGATTCTCTTCTTGAGGAAACATTAGCCTAAAAATATCCCCTAGCATGGGGGTATTCAATGTTAAACCATTTAAATGATTAGATTATGGAATTTAGAAAAGGAATTATCTACGCAGGACTTGTTCCTGTAGTAGGCGACATGATGTGGGTTTCAATAACGCCAGACGCTTCAGATTCGGTTCATTTCTGGAAGAAGAAGCAGTGTGAATCGTATATCCGTAAGAATTTCTCGGGAGAAGAGAAGAAATATCTCCTCTCTCAGCTGAAAGAAGAGAAAAGAAGAGCGAAGATATACTCATGGGCAAGACTTTAAAACATACCTAACAAGGGGAGCTTGCATGCTCCTCTTCTATCAACCAAAATACAAAGAATTATGAAATTGAGACTTTATCACGACACAAGAAAGGAGTTCCGTTTCTGTGTTGACGCATGGACCATTTACGTTCCTTACCCGAAGTGGTTACGTAAAGAGCGTTATGACGCAAAAGGAATTTACCTAGGTTGTTCTCCTACGGAGTATGGGATGATCAGGTGTTGCTGGTGCGAGGACGAAATTACGATTACACGTAATCGACCTTATCTCGGCAAGCGCATTGACCCAAAGACAACATCGAAGGCTTTCCAGAAGATTTTCTATAAATTGGAGAAGCTTTGGAACGAGGCAATCACCAAGAACACGAATGAAGCGTGGAAAGCATGGAGCGAAGCCTAAAATTGGTAGCCAGTTGGCTACCTGCCAATAACCAAATACAGAGAATTATGGAAAGAATTACATTTGTAGAGAAGGGCAGTAGAACCATCTACAGACTTGGCAGACGTATAGTATGCTACAGGGATGGTTACAGAGTTTATTTCGGTAAGCCATCAGATGTTACACACAACACGTTCGATGCACTATCAGAGAATATAGCACATGAGTATTGCTTGAAAGTTTGTGAGCGTAAAAAGTGGGAGAAAGCAAAGTACAGCAATCCTGTGGCTTACAACGCCCACAGAGTATTGAACGCATTAGCCTAAAAACGGAGGGAGCAATCCCTCTGACATCATTAACCAAATTATTAAAGATTATGAAGAGATATTACGTATCAGTCACAGAACATTTGAACAAGGTAGTCAGCGTTGATGCTGAGAGTGAGAATGAAGCCGTACAGAAAGTGCAGGATGCCTATAATAATAGCGATATTATTCTTGACGCTGACAATTTCGCAGGTGAGGTAATTGAGATTGAACCAGACCAGCAGTTCTGCTCTGATTATGATGATTCTTACGAGCACATCGACTAGCAAAACTGGGAGAGAAATCTCCCTACAAATAACCAAAACATTATAGATATGAATAATTTAGATGAAAAGAGAGCGCGAGAGATAGCCGATCGTCTCGAAGAAATCCGCAGAGAAACGAACAGCTGTAGTGTACACAACACGAAGCCTCTTTCAAAAGAAAGACTCCTGGAGCTGTATAGTGAAGAGAATGAACTCATTGATGAGTACAGGGATTTATGGAAAGCTAAAAAGCGCAGCTAAGGACTGCGCGCAATAACCAAAACAAGAAGAATTATGAATGAAGACAAAATCCTAGAGATGTTCTTTGAGAAAGCCAGATGGCAGTATGCCATTGAGAAAGGCTTATTCAAGGACATGAACAAAGCAGTAATGTATCAGCTGACGACACCAGAGGCTCGTCTGGCTATGTATCAGAGGATCAAGAGCGGCAATTACAAGATAATGCCACCGCATACAGCCAAGATTCCGAAAGACAACGGAGATTTCCGTACGGTCTATGTGAATGAGGCTGTTGACAGAATTCTCCTTAGCATAGCCAACGACCTCCTGTTCGAGCTGATGCCAGAGATGGTACATCCACGCTGTACGTCGTACCAGAAAGGTATCGGCTGCGGTCGTGTGGTGCAGGAAGTATCTCGGATAATATACTCAGCAGATGGTAAAATCATCGGATTCAAGTCCGACTTATCCAAGTACTTTGACAACGTGCCTATTCGATTCATCGACTGGGTATTTGACAAAGTAGAGGAGAAGCACGGAAAGTCTGCACTGATAGATGTCATCCGTGACTACTATCACACAGATATCTATTTCGATGAGGACAATAACCTCTGTGAGAAGTATCAGTCCCTCAAGCAGGGATGCTCTGTTGCTGCATGGCTGGCTGACGTGGTTCTATACCATATCGATGAGATGTTGTCGAATCTGAACGGATATTACGTCCGTTACTCTGACGATATTCTCTTTGTAGGCGAGGACTACGAGAAAGCTATGGGTATTCTGAAGAGTGAACTGGAGAAGATGCAGATGACGCTCAACCCGAAGAAAGTCGAGTATCTTGACGCTAATCACTGGTTCAAGTTCCTCGGATATTCCATCAAGGGTCACAATATCTCTCTTTCGTCCACACGTATCAAGACCTTCCAGAAGGAGATCGAGAAGAGGACGATAAAGAAGCGTGACACCACGATGACGAAAGCCATCAATTCAGTAAACAGGTATCTCTACAAGGGATATTGCGACTACTCATGGGCCACTCAGGTTCTTCCGGTCATCAACGTGAAAGAGGACATCGACAAGCTCAACACCTTCGTCATGGACTGCATCCGTGCGGTCAAGACAGGCAAGAGAAAGGTCGGTGGTCTCGGATACGTGAAGAGTCAGGCTGTAGGTTGCATAGACCGAGGTCGTGGAAGGAACGTGAAAGCCAACAGGAGTAAGACAGAGAGCGAAATCAAGGGGTATCTATCAATCGGTTGTGCTCAGAATGCCTTGCGAACGAGCAGGGCAGCGTACAACACATTGGTGAATACTCTGTAAATGAGCATCCTAGCGCAAGGATTTGCCGGAATGAAGACACAAGGTTTTAAATATCCCGGTTGCGGAGTGCATGGACCTATCTCTTAATAAGAGATGGTCCTACGCTCGTCCTAAACCGGATATCATCGAACTTATAAAGCCATGCGCAGTATCTTCTGACCGGCAGACTCTGTAACCGAGCACACGGACGTGGGAGAAGGACGGACTGATTCAGGCGACGCCTCTATAACATCATCTGAGGGGACCGAGTTATCCAAGTTTGCAACTTGAGACACCTCGGGCCCCTCGTATGACGCACAAGGCGTAGCTCATCAACGAAGTACAGAAATGTGCCAGTCCGTATGACTTCCACCGGTGGCGCACACCACCAATCCCTGACGGATGGCTGAAGTTTATGCAACAGGTATCTTAACCAGAGTAGTTGATCCTGAGGGCGTCGTATACTACTTACGACCTCTGGATCATCTATTCTGGCGAATCCTGTGTCAAATCAGAATCATAAAGTATTGTACCGAGCCATCGGTCAGTGAATCACCCTAGCACGAGGGTAGTCTTTAAAGGAGAGTATAGTTTATAGAACTCTGGCGAATCTCGCCGGCCTCCCCGGAACACTATCCGGGTACTCCGGCGATACGCAACAGTTCAAATCAAACTAATAAAGCTACGTGCCACGCTCTCAGATGAAGACAACGTTATTGTCAAACGAGGTACACAAGGAGGTTGCGTATTTATACCCGCTGGGTAAATAACGCGGGGAGTCATCCTTAGAGCAACGATGCTCCCCGCGTAAACCCAGCTGGTTCCAATCATCAGCCTGTAGCAAGACAACAGACCTATGAGTGTACCTGCAAACAACCATGTGAATTGCATCACGACTTATCAAGAGTATGAGGTTTAATATCACGTGAGTGGTATACCTGCGCCTGCCGTTATCACCGCAGGCGCAGGTATCCAAACACGGGATCGAATCAAGAACATATATCCATGCAACATAATACATGAGATAAGTCTAGGTTATTGCGAGCCGAAATTGTGCGCAAGGAGAATAGATTGTACAATACGGTATCAATCATCCTGAAGATCCAGGTGGTTACCTGGATCTGTCAGGACTTAGATACAGTATTTATCAAGACCTTATAGTTACGCAACAGATTCTCTGAGCGCACTCCTATTTACCAATATTTAAGAATTATGAACAGCAAATTACTAAAGAAGCTTGAGGAAATCAAGAAAGAGTACGAAACGTCAGAAGTTTGCATGGGTGAGATGCTTGATTCTATAAGTGCAGACGGATTCTCTATCGAGGATGCTCACTGGTTGTATATGCGTGCAATGGAGTGGGCGAACGGAGATAAGTTCTATATCCACGTCGGAGAAGACGAAGATGTACTGAGTAAGGATGAACTCGAAGAAGCCAATTTGATAGTGCTAGAATAAGCACTATCCCTATTAACCAATACAATAGAATTATGACATACGACGAGATTATCAATGCAGTTGAGAATGGTGCTAAGTTCACCATCAACTTCCAGAAGAGAACATGTAGGGTGAATGGTAAGATAGTAATGTCTGAGGAAGATAAGCCGAAAGATACACCTTACCTGACACATGCAGTAGTCCTGTTCGCAATAGAGCAGAGATACAAGGCATACAAGTATTCTGTGCCGTCTGAGCGTTCTGAATCCCATCGCCGCTACTACTTCAAGGCTTTGCCAGAGAAAGAGCTCTCAGACGAAGATATGATGTATGGTGAGCGACGGGAGGTAGCTAGATGTAAGCTGGAGCTATACATACTGATTCAGCTTCTAAGAGGCAACCTTGCATGGGAGAACAGATGGGGAAGATGGTTCTGGAAGTCCGAGAACGACAAGGATCTGATTATCCTCAGAGACTGGATTGAGCCAAACAAGGGTGGGGCGTAAGCCTCATCCACTAGAGTTAAATAAATTTTTAGTATAACCAATTTAAAATTAATTGAATTATGAAGCAGATTGTAACAATCACTGGTGAGAATCTTAAGGTAGTAGCTAACAATGTAGAGGTTAATGCAGCTTGTGCAGGTAAGAAGACCAAGGCGCAGATGCGTCTCGAAGCTCTTAAGGCAGCAGGCGTTGACGTAAGTAAGTACTTCCCTCTCGGTGATGATCAGCTTATCAAAATCGAAAATGGTGCGGCTGTCCCTGTTGATATGGACGATGCAACCATCGATGCGGTAGGCAGGCAGATTATAGAGGGTGGATACGTAAGTAACTGGAAGCTCTTCCGTCGTTGGGTGATGAGTCAGATGTTCCACATGTTGCGAGACATGGATAAGAGTTATCTGTCATTCAACGAGGTGTTGCAGCGCAAGGGCTACGAGTATCAGTGGCGCATGCTTGAAAATGAGCTCTACGCTCAGATGAAGATGTGTGACCACAAGGACTACGAGAACACAAAGGCGAGATATCGCTGGTTCAACGGTTGTGTAGCATACGATATGGCTATTGACTACATCAAAAAGCTCAGAAGCTACATTGACGAAAAGTGCATCTACACTACCAAGGAGGACAAGGATGGAAACAAGAAGAAGACATATAAGCATACCTGCAAGGGCAATCCTTACGTACGTCTTCAGAACGAGGACATTTTTGTCGCTGACTTGGATAGAAAGGTATACAATCCTCTCCGTGACCTTGCCAACAAGATGGCTACTGTAGAAGACCACAAGGAGCTCTACGATGCAGTTCGCGAGTTCAACAAGAACCGCAAGCATCTCGCGTGGGATACCAAGCAGGCAGATGCATTCATCCATGCTTACAAAGGGTCTGGTTCCTACTACACGATGAGAAACCTCATCATGTTCCATGGAGCAAGATTCATGAAGAACGGACGAAAGATGTCAGAGGCCAATTCTCTGAAGGAACTTGAGTCTAAAGCCAAGCTCTACGATGAAGAGGGTTGGAAGATGCTCGGTGTACTCAAGCAGCTTATCAAGGAAAATAACATAAGCGTCCAGGGCAAGATTCTTGAATGGAAGAAAGCCAAGAGCGAGAACAAGTAATCATCAGACGTAAGGTTCGCCGCCTGAAGAATGGTGGCCCGGCAGCTTGTGTTTACAAGAGCTTCTACAACGAAGGATCTCCTCCAGTGCATTCACTGGAGGTAATCCTTCGAGCTAAAGCTCTCTAGATCGAACTTATAGAGTAAGGCGCCAGCCGGTGACCATTCTAGCCAAAAGTCGGTTACTGATTCGGTAACCGATTCAATGTCTAACCAATAAAATGAAGGATTATGAAGAAAATTAACGTAGACACAAGAAAGTATATTAAGGCTCCTATTGACGGAAAGAATGTCGTCGATGAATCACTTCTAGATGCTATCTTTGATGATTCGCAATATCTTAGCAATAAGTTCTCCTTGGGATTTGTCGGCGGCGTACCTACGATGATAGAGTACAACGGAAACTACCTATCTATCAAGAAGCTACGCCCGTGGAGTACATCAGAGTGGGGTAGAGAGATTATCAAACGACTAACAGGCGAGTCCAAGAATAACATATATTGTTACGAGACGAAGCAGTATCTCGACGAGCGTCAGGCAGAGCCTTTAATCTATACATTCTTTCTGGGTATAGACTACCTTACTGTAAGATTTCACTACAATGTAAAAGTAGATGAAGATTAGCCAACATGTCAGTCGTTAGCAGCGGCTGACTACTCATATCATAACTAAATTTTGTTTAAATGGTTCAAGCCGGTCTGTCGTGAGACACGCCGGTTTTTTGTTCCACAAGTTTAACCAATTAAAATTTTAAATTATGGCAACAGCAAGAAGAGGTACAAGAATGCTCAAAGCTTCTGACATCATGAAGAGAAAGGGCATTGTCCAGAAACAGATGGACATGAATAAGTTCAATGAGGTTGTAGAGAATTTCTTTATGACCCATGAGGCGAAAGAAACGATTCTCCTGACTCCGAAGAGATTCATCGAGATGGACAACCCGCCAGAGGGAGACTTCATCGACTATCTCGACGTGAACATATGGGCAAAGAAGAGTGAGGACCCGGATGATCCGTTCGACTTCATCGACTATCAGTTCATGAAGAAGAACGGAATGCTCCGTCCTATCCTTATGGTGAACGAGCCATTCATCGGCAATGCTGCCGGGTGGCTGAGAGATTTTTGTGGATTCACTGTGAAGAGCAGAACACGAAAGAAGAAGAAGGAATACATCGTGTCTCTGCCGGTTTGACATACTCTCACCCCTGAAGGGATGAGATTCTTGGATGCAGGCGCACATGCGCCCTCCTTGCGGAAGGTGTCTTACTTGTGCTCTCCAATTCGGCAATGCCCTGCCGAAGAATATTCTGGGCAGCGAGAAGGTCACGGCTATGGACTGCGCCACACTCGGGGCAAGTCCATTGCCTATCCTTCAGCTGAAGCTGCTTGTTTACATATCCGCATGTACACGTCTTTGATGACGGGTAGAATCGGTCAATCTTATGGACGATGACACCATACTTGGAAGCCACGTACTCCAACTTGGTGACGAACTCACCGTGTGCAAGATCGCTCATCTTCCTGCCCCACAAGGCTGTCATGCCGGTGAGCTGGAGGTCTTCGATGAAGATACGGTCGTACTGCCGGCATAACTGATGGGCGAGCCGCCACTGGAAGGCGTTGCGCTGGTTGACAACCTTCTCGTGGTGTCTGTCGAGATCCTGACGTTTCCGTTCCCGGTTATGGGAACCTGGCACACACTTCAAGAGGTTCCGCGACTTACGCTGCAACTGGCGCAGTCCGCTCTTTAGAAACTGCGGGTTTTCAACCGTGGTTCCGTCGCTCATCGTCATGTAGGTCTTTAGGCCAAAGTCAATGCCTACGGATGCACCATTGTGTGTCTTTCCGAGGCTGACAGGGGCTTTATCAAGCACCATGATGATGAAATACTCTCCCAGTAGACTGCGCTTGACGGTGAGGGTCTTAACCTTGCCGTCGCAAGGTCTGCTCAGCGAGAATTTGAAACGCTTCTTTATTCTGTTTATCGTCAGCACGTTCCCGTTGATGGAATAACCTCCTTGTCGGAATACAAAAGAGGAGAAATCCTTCGCCCGTCTAAACTTTGGAGGTCGTGCTGCCAGATGCTTAAAGAAACGCAGATATGCGTCATCGAGACGGTCAAGAATCTCCTGCACCGTCTGCGAGTGCAATAGGTTTCGGTTGATGCGCTTTGCGAAATGCTTACGCATTCTGTTTATGCCGATATATTTGCCGTACATGCGGTAGTAGCGTTTCTGTAGCGCGAGTGCATGATTCCACACAAAAGCAGCCTCGCGGAGCATCTTATCCAGGTGCTTCGTCTTATCGGTGCGATAGAGTTTGTATTTGTATGAAATCATAAGCAAACGTTTTATGCTTACAAATATACAACTTTTTCTTCAACTTTGCAAATAAATTCAGAAAAATATGCACTTTCATCCCACACCTGAAGGTAGTGGGTATTCCCGCGCTAAATATCGTAAAGCCGAACAAGGCGTGGAACATTCTGTTTCACGCTCCTAGTATTAACCAATTAAGAATAGAGATATGGAAGAAAAAATCGAAAAATTCAAGGAATTGATGAAAGCAAAGCATAACTGCCAGTTTTGCCTTGACCATGTTACAGGAAGTGCAGACATGCACGGATTAGTGTATTGGGCAGAGAGAGTCGAGAAATTAAGACAGGAGGTAGCAGAGATGTTGTAGCCAAACAAGCCTGCCAGGAACGGTGGGCATCAAGTTAAACCAAAATTTCAAGATTATGGATAGAAAAGAACTGAAAGACAAGATTGACGAGTTGCGTTCAACGGCAAAGATGGAGCTTGCATGCACCATCCGTGAGATTATGAGAGAGCACAATGTGCAGAAGAAAGAACTTGGCTGGCCTGTAGTTGTCAACAATAGCAGTCTTGTAGATATTGTAGAGGTAGGTAGTGGTGATACCGACATCCCGGTTTTCACCATAAGTGTCGGTGCCGGCTATTATAAAGAACCTCACAAGGTAGGTGCATTGGATGATAGCGTATCGGTCGAGCTACTCGCTGATATTGCGACCGGGCTGAATAACGAACTGAGTGGATACGTCAGCACTTATGTAGCAAAGTACAGATTCCTCTATGAAGACGGAACTACGGCCGACATGGATGAGCCTTATGTATTCCTTGCAGAATCAGAAAGAGATGCCAAAGATAAGGCAGATGACTATGCAGAGGTATGGAATGACTGGAATGAAGATACGATAGAACTCGTATCAGTCGAGAAGCAGACTGCTTCGGAAGGTTAAATTAGCGTTAAAAACGGCAAAGACGATGGTTTATATTATAAACTTTTCGTATCTTTGCCACTAGTAACCAAAATTATAGAATTATGACAGAAGAAATAAGAATCAAGACAAGAGATTGGGAGAGACTTCTGAGCTACACTCAGCAGCAGAAGTACAAGACTGCCATCAAGCAGGGTTGGTTCGCCAATTATCACAGCAACGCCTGGAGGCATGACACGTTCTATGGCGCATACATCTGGAAATACCCGAAATTTATTAAGGTTGTAAGGATGTTCGAAGAGATGCTAGGACATAAGCCATTATGGGAAGACATCACGGACGACAACCTTCGCGACCTCTTCGAGAAGATCCAGGAGAACTACGCTCCTAACTCGGCAAGAACCGTATGTGCAACTATCAAGGCTGTGATACGTGAGAACGATGCTACCAGGGAAATTCCTAGTCCTACGTTCGGCAGAATACTTAGAGCGAAGGCTGTACCGGTCCAGTCTGTATATCTCTCTGATGAGGAGATAAACAGAATCATCAAGTACAATCCTCACGGGAAAACAAAAAGATATGTTCAGAGAATGTTTATCATGGAATGTCTCTGTGGCGCACGTTACAGCGACTGCCAGAGAATGACGGAAGAGAACATAGATGATACCGGGCACTTCCTCGTCTATGTTACTCAGAAGACAAAGACCGAGGTAAGGGTTCCACTTCACAAGAAGCTCCGTCCGTTCCTCGTATGCGGTACTGGTGACGAGCCTCTTCCGGGTGAGATAGGTGAAAGGACGTTCAATAGAGCACTCCGCGATATCTGTCGTGACTGCGGAATAGATACGAACACGAAGGTGTTCAAGGCAGGAAAGGAAGAGACTGGAAAGAAGTATCGGTTCGTATCATCCCATACCGGCAGACGCTCGTTCGCAACGAATCTCTCAAAGAAGGGAGTGCCTCTTGAGCAGATTGCCGTCATGATGGGACATACCAGTAACGGTATGCCTAATATACAGATGACACAGCGCTACATTGTCGGTAAGACCGAGATTGACAGCAATACACTGAGATTGTTCGGCGTCTATGAAGAAGACCTCGATAACGGTCTAGATGAGGATTAAGCTAAAACTGGAGGTGGTTAGCAGCCATCTCCTGCCATTGTTTAACCAATTAAAATAATGAATATGGTAGAAGATTATACAGAAGAAGAGTTGAATAAACTCATCAATGAGTGCCGGAAGAAGTACGAAAAGCTAGAAAAGGAGACCGTTATGAAGGCTCTGACTGGCGAGATTGGTACGAACTCCGCAATGGTGGAAGAGTTGGAGATACTCAACATCCACTATCACGATGAAATGGATGAGTACGATATCACTGCACCTGACCTGAATCCAGATCTTATCGAGAACTTCAAGATGGCAGAGCGTAATGGCAAGAACGTCATCTTCGAGGCACAGGAGTATCTGAAGATTCTCGGTATGTGCGAAGAGATGTTCAACCAGAAGATGTGGGTCAACGAAGATGGCCACATATGCGATGAAGAAGGTAATAGACTTTCCGCCGACAGAGAGCATCGTGTTTTCGAAGTTGTCAAGTGCGGGAAATAAGATATTTCTAGTTTTTCATAGCTAGATTGTTTAAATGAGTGTCCTCTCTTGCCCGTGAGGGTAGGAGGGGATTTTTTAAAACGGCCCCGATTAGCCAAAAATAGGGAGCCTCGGCTCCTGTCAATTAATAACCAAGCCCTATCGCAGCACGGAAAGCGGAAAGTTATGAAAGAGTTTAATAGTGAAGTAATTTTCGAGGTAGATGGCTTGAAGATTTCAAGCAAAATGAAAAAATCTATCGAGAAGTTAGAGAAGCAATACGGAAAGCTAAATAAACGTTTCTTCATTGAAAGAGACGAAAGAGTAAGAGTTGGTAACGGATTCTATGATGGTTGTCAACTAACAGACGATATTATCAAAAGCAGAAATATTGTTGTTGCTCACGATGGCACAATCTCTTAATAAAAAATCATTCAGCCCTCGCTATCACGGTCAAAGCAATCTTATGATAACAACTAATATTAAATTCAACCGGGTTGTTGCAAAGGAAAATTTCAACAACAACAGTATCGAAGAACTGAAGAATGCTATTGAGAAAGGCATCCTTAGCGAAACAGGTCTGATTGTCGCAAGTGACATGAAAAAGGCAAAAGAAATATTGAACCCCGATGGTAGTCTTGAGATACAGAAGACCGTTGCAGGAGAAGCTATTGCCTTCCTCGCTGATGAGACCGCAGTGTCGGTAAGACTTATCCAATACAACCCTCATGGTCTTTTAAAATTCGTCTACACGATAAAAGCAACGGAAATCTGATGTAAAACAGCCCTTCAGCCCTCGACAGCGCGGTTAAGTCATTCCTATGAAGAAGATTTTATTTCTGTTGATGTTTGTCATGGCAACAGCATCATCCATCGCACAGGAGAAGCATCCTTACTACTGCACAATAAGCGGTACACGCAACCTTGCAAATAAGATTAGACTAGAACTTGAATGGGGCGAACAGAAGCAGTCTGTAGCCCTTCGTGACGAGAACAACAAGAAGATTGAGTTTAACAACCTCACCGATATTCTCAACTATATGTCAGCAAGAGGATGGCAGTTCGTTACCGAATTGAATTATGACGGACATATACATTACCTTCTGAAGAAGGATGTCTCTTCCCCGGAGGAGGCAAAGCAAGGACTTCGCTTCGATACAGACAAATAGTAATACAATTAGCCGCTTATCACTTAACAGATAGGCGGCTATTTTATTAAGATAACCACCAAAAGAGCAACGAAAATCACACTTTTTTCTTAAACTACGTTAATTGTAAATATTCTGTACTTTAATGAATATTGCAATCAGCTGTTCTTACTTCGCTTGAAACCTTTAGCTATACCAGTATCTTTAAAATGCTTGTCCTCACTTTTTACTTTAATAAGTACGGTTTATGGTGAAAACGGAACTATTGCACGGAACAGAAAATCGTAGTATCTTTGTAACGCAATTCAAAGGGTCAAGGTTTGATGCGCTCAATAAAATTGGATTCTCGTTCACATTAAGTGAACTTTAATCATAGAAGACTCCCTAAGCAGCTTGACCCTGTTTAGGGTTTCTTCGTTTATATAGTTATGCCAAAAGCATTAAACATCAGAGTTGATTTGGTAAGGCGTTACGCTTGCGGTTACTCCAAGGTAGAAAGGAGTAAGCGTATGACAGTATTGTGCTTTGCAATCTGGTGTAAGATGCAGCATAGCAATTCCGTGATGTTCGATATGGGAACAAGGCAATTGATGAGTTCCCTTCGCATCGGACAACCGAAAGCTAAGCTCTTACTCAACGCCATCAAGACAGATGAATTATTCTCCGTACAGAATGATGGTCGCTTCATCGTTACATCATTCAAGGATAGTACGAGAAAGCGTAATAGGTATGGAAGAGCTTTCAAAGGCGCAAAGATGTTCACGCTAGAAGTGAACAAAGAATATACACTGAAGGATATATACAACAGGCTGAACGAACTCCTGTTTTTGTTTCAGATCGGTAGTGAAGAATCGAACAGCTCACACGTTAGTGGTAGAAAAATTGACAAGACTCGCTTGTGTCGGTCCAAATTCATTACGATCAAACAATTCCAGGTTGGAGTTGGAATGTCGCATGGTTCTGTAAGTGGTATAAAGAAGAGATTGAAGAAAAAAGAAGAAATCACATCGACCTACGCCGAACTGCACATGGCTGACAAGCGAGTGCCAGGTCAGGTTGAAAAGATGCTGCTGAGATTCGGCAGGAAGAACCCGACATTCGAGAAGGGAGACAACGTATATGTAGCAATTCCTTGCTCGTATGCCATCACAGACGAAAGTGCAAAAAGAAGCTGCGGCAGACACAAAATCTACGGATACGGAAGTAGAATGACGAAAAGCCAGAAAGGTTCTGAAACAGCAAGTAAAGGCATCCTCGTTCCATTGGATAATGGCTTCGGAATGCCTGATTAAATGCTAGTGTTTCTGTTTTTGACGTTTTCACACTATTAGTTAGTGGTAGTCTTATAGCATAGCTTCTAGTATACTAGCGTGCGTGTGAGAAAAAAAAGAAAAATAATAATTTAGTAGAGGAAATTATGGAGAACAATTATGTAGCCTATGTAAAGGCTGTAGGAAACTACGATGGCTCAGCCACAGGTGGAGCCTATATCATCCTTAAAGGGAATGATACGTATAAAATCTCGTCGAAGGCACAGGTAAATACCATTGCCTACAAGATGGAGCTGCTGACAATAGTGTCGGTCGCCTGCTCTATTCCGGACGGAGGGTCTGTGGTGATATTCACCAACAATAAGATGCTCAGAAGCCTCAATAATCTTAGAGAGATTAAGGATGGAGCTAACTACCCCGAGTTGAAAAAACTATTCCTGGAGCAGAAGAAGCGCCTGAGAAGAGTAGATGTCGTGTGGCGCAAGAAAGATGGCGAGAACATCATGTTCAACTCCGTTACTGATCACGCCGAGCAGGTCTTCGAGGAGCTTTGTATCAAGGCTAATATTAGAGATAAACGACGTTAAAATATTGAAATTATGAACGAAATGCAAATTTTTAGTAATCCTGATTTCGGACAGGTGCGCATTATTACTGATAATGCTAGCAAAGAGCTTCTGTTTTGTGCGAATGACGTAACAGATGCACTTGGTTACTCAAATGGTCGTAAGGCTGTTGCGGACCATGTGGAAAAAGATGATGTAACGAAACGTGACATCATCGACAATTTGGGTAGAATGCAATCCGCAACCTTTATTAACGAGAGTGGCGTTTATTCGCTTATCTTTGGCAGTAAGCAGGAGCGTGCAAAGGAGTTCAAACGTTGGGTAACTAGCGAGGTCCTTCCTTCTATCCGTAAGACAGGTCAGTATAGTATCGCTCAGCCATCCTTGAACGATAAGCTGCAAGTGAATCTTACTTTTGCCGATTGGACTATAAAGACCCTCAATCTCAACGAGGCAAGTAAGATATGCTGGGCAAAGAAGATTGCTGAAAAGTTCGATATCCCTACGGACGCACTCCCTTCAGGTGTTAACGCCGGCACAGATGCTCCTACGCTCCACGCAGCGAAAGATCTCCTTAAGGAAAACAACATTCCTTTCACTTCTGTTGCATTCAACAGAATCCTGATGGCTAAGGGTGTCATCCACGAAGCTACACGTCCTAGCAGAGATAAGAACAAACCTTGGAAATGGAAGGTGCTCAACAAGGGATTCGAGTGCTTCGGTCAGAATATACAGGATCCGAACTTTCAGTCTCAGACCCAGATTAAGTGGTACGACAACAGATTCTGTGATCTGCTGAAATTTGTCGGCATTGAGATTCCTCAGACGCTCGGGTTCTAAAATGGGGGAAAATCCCCCCATTTTGAATATAAATAAAAATCTACATAGGCAGAATTTTCCCTATGTACTTAGATAAATATTTTGAGATTATGAACAAGAAACTAAGATTGCTGGTGACTGCAAAGTGTCACAACAAGTGCCCTATGTACTGCAACAACCAGTTCGACTTCGAGAAGATTCCGGTAGTTGACAGATTGGACTATGATGAGATTAGTATCACGGGTGGAGAACCGCTGCTGCCTGGTAACAGCCATTTGACAACATGGCTTGTCGGAGGCATCAAGGCGACGCAATACGCCATGGGCTTGCCGAAATCGAAGTTCTACCTCTATACTGCATTCTTCGATTTTGACATTCTCAGAGATTGCAGCTACGAGTTCGACGGAATCTGCCTGACCCCTCACAAAAAGGTGGATATCGAGGAGTTTATCGACATCAACGCAAAGATGCTTGAGCAGAAGAGAAATGGAGAGCTTAACGACTGTTTCGACCCTGACTGCTCCCTCCGTCTCAACCTCTTCGCAGACATTAAGGCTCTTCTCCCTAAGGACATCGACCTGTCTATGTGGAAAGTGAAGGACATGGAGTGGGTGAAGGATTGCCCGGTTCCAGAGGGCGAGGACTTCCGAAGAATCAAGGAGCTGTTCTAGTGGATAATTTTTAATATTTAAAATATGAGTGTAAAAAACATTATTTTGGCATCAGTACTCGCAATAGTAGTACTCGCCGCAGGTTCAGTTATCGGTTGTTATTTCCATTACAACAACCAGGAAATCTCACTTCGCCAGCAGTCAGAGGCTCAGCGTGGCAAGATTGAGGGTGTTCACGACAAGATGTGGAAGGTTCTTCAGCAGAAGGCACAGGTTACGGATGAGTACAAGTCCGCATTCGAGTCCATCTATCCGAAACTTATCGAGGGCAGATACTCAAAGGGAGACGGCTCTCTTATGAAGTGGATCAAGGAAAGTAATCCTAACTTCGACGTTTCGCTATACAAGGACCTCATGCAGTCCATAGAGATTCAGCGCTCCGAGTTTCAGACATCACAGGAGAGAATGCTCGATATCATCCGTGAGCACGAGACGCTCGTGAAGACATATCCGGCGAAGTGGTTCATCTCCGATACAAAACCTATCGAATACAAGGTTATCTCCTCATCCAAGACAAAGATGATCATGCAGCTTGGAGAGGATAACGACGTAGACCTGTTCAAGAAGTAACGTCTTATGGAAATATTCATATTCCTAATCCCATTCGTGGTTGCTGCTTTCCTGTTGATTTTCTTCAGGAAGCAGACCACCTGGTGGGAATACGCAGCACTCATTGTTCCTTCCATCCTCATAGGCATCCTCATGGAGTTCGTGTTCAAGCAGTCCAATGCTGCTGATACGGAGTATCTCGGAAGCTACGTGACAAGAATCCGTCATTACGATGCCTGGAATGAGTACATACACCGCACATGCACAAGGACAGTTGGAAGCGGAAAGAATCAGCGTACGGAAACATACGATTGTTCGTACGTAGACAATCACCCTGAACGTTGGACTTATTTTGATGCTAGGAACAAGGAAGAATACTTCATGACCGACAACGAGTTTAATGTAGTCAGAAAGATTCTCGGAACCCAAAGCGTGTTCATTGATATGCACAGGGATTACTACACTAAGGATGGTGATGCTCAGGAATGGCCGTGGGATGGTTCCATTGAAAACTCGTACCCATTATCTTCCGAGCACGATTATAAGAATAAAGTGAAAGCCTCACGTTCTATTTTCAAGTTTGAGGATATTGATTATCAGCAGGCGCGAAAGCTTGGATTGTTCGAGTATCCTGATATCGTTCTTTACGACCAGAATCCTGTTCTCGGACTGAAGATCCCGAAGAATCAGGAGAAGGCGATGAGATGGCTGAACGGATACTATGGCGAGCGGAAGCAGTTTAGGGTGTTCGTTCTGTTCTTTACGAACAAGCCGGAAGAAATCGTTGAAAAGCAGCGCTCATACTGGCAGGGTGGCAATAAGAATGAACTTGTCGTGTGCGTTGGTATTGACAAGAACAAGAATGTCAAGTGGTGCAACGCATTTTCTTGGTGTGATAGCCCGGTCGTAGGCGTTAAGAGTAGAGACTGGTTTATGAGCAATCCCGTAAATCTCGAAAAGTACGCAGAGTATATCGGTCCGATCGTAGAAAAGGAATGGCATAGAAAGAACTTCGAGGATTTTGATTATCTTACCATCGAGCTTACCGACGGGCAGTACTGGGCTATCATTGTTCTCCTGCTGATATTCAACATTGTAATGAGCTCCTGGATTGTAACCAATAATTATAAAAACGATTTGTAGCGTATGAAAGAAAGACTAAAAATGATTTTCGACCGCATCGACATCTTTGTCGTATGCATTGTCATCGGGCTATGCTTCTGTATTGTGGAAGCGTTCCTTGGAATCTGGGACGTGTTTGCTGACAGTTTTGCCATTACCCTTCTTGCTACCGGAATCTGCTACACCCTCCGCTGCAACGAGAAGCTGAAAATAGAGCTGATAGAGACAAAGGAAAATCTGAAGAAGGCTGAGAAAGAGTCGGATACTGCAATCCGTCAGATCGTCGAGAAGAGTAGGACTATCCGCTTCTACGTCTTACTGGGAATATTGTGGAGGAAAAGATGGTCATGCGAACACGCAAAGGTTAATTACTGCAAGCACAGGATAACATTGAGACAACTTATCGATGTGATGAATCATTCCGATAAGATGTGTGATAAGATTTCAAATAAAATTTATGAGCTTACCAAGGATTTGAACGAACTCGATAAATAGATACTTGTCATAAAACAACTTTCCCCACGTCATTTGCCGATGGCGTGGGGATTTTCCGTGTTAACCGTTCAGATAGTCGATGACTTTCCGGTTCGCCTCGTCTATCTTCTTATTGTCGAACTGAATATAAAGGTCAGTGGTTGAGGAATCCCATTCGCTATGACCTAGAGCCTTACCGATAACTTCCTTCGGGATATCAATACTCGCCGCTATGGTAGCCCAGCTTCTTCTGGCCGTGTACCATACTATATCCTTATGAAGCGGCTTGATTTCCTTCTTGATTAAGGCGCCACGCTTGTTCTTCTTCATCTCGGTAGGTCCGATTCTCTTCAGGTAATCGCCTAGCGTTCTTCTAAAGCTTGATTCTTTCGTTCCGTCATCCAGGATACACAGAAGGTGCTTCTTTCCCTTATACTTCCTGATGATTTCCATAGCTTCCGGCTCAACCTTGATGTCGTAGAGCCTGCCTGTCTTGTTGCGCTTGTACTGGATGCGCCCTTTCTTGATGCAGTCGGCAGGAAGTTCGAGCAGGTCGGACAGGTTGATGCCTACAAGGTAGAACCCGAGCATGAACAAGTCACGGTACTTCTCCATGAAAGGTTCAACCGGGAAGTCGCGATACTCCCTCATCTCCTCTGCGCTCAGATACAGGTACTGCTGTCGCTCGGCCTTGATGGAGAACTTGCGGAAAGGATATTTGGTTGTAATCTCGTTGTCTATGGCCCAGTTGAACACCGTACGTATGTTTCTGAGGTCAATGGCGATTCCACCGCTCATGCGCCCTTTCAGAAGCTCGTGTGCCTGGAATCTTTCAAGCCAGTCCCTGTCGATGTTGTCGAAGTCGGCATGCTCATCGAATGATTCGATCCTCTTCCTTGTTCTTAGAAATATCTCCTTGGTGCTGTCCTTGGCCTTGGTCTTGATGAACTCATCGATGTAGTAGAGAATATTCTTCTCTACAGATGCAGCCCTTCCGTTGATGATGGCTTTGATTTCGTCCTTCATCCTTGCTACAGGAAGATCGGTATTCATATAGATGTATTCTTCCACGGACGCAAACAGCCTTGCAAGCATCGCCGTCTTGGCTCTTGCGTTCGGAACACTCTTCGGGAATACCATCCCGCTGAACTTGACGGTACTCGTGATGCCGGTATAGACCTGGAATCTCTTTCCCTGATAACTGATGATGAAGAAAACCTTTAGGGACTTTCCTTCAACGTACGTCTTGATGCTATTCATACTTGCTCACAGATTTTACTCACAATTTTTACTCACAACTCAATTTTACTCACATATTACTCACAAAACTACTCACATTGGCGTACATTATGCACGATTTTGTACCTATTTTGTGGGTGAAAATGATGATTTTTGATTATGTTTTTATAGTGAAAAACGATGTAAGTGGCTGATTATCAATACTTGAGCGAGATACGGGAGTCGAACCCGCCTCACAGGCTTGGGAAGCCCGTGCACTA